ATGTTCCCGTTCAAGCGGAAACTCGTGCTGCCCGGCGAGGCCGGGTTCAAGGCCGGTGACATCATCGGGTTCAGCGGACGAAGCTGGATCAGCGCCGGCATCAACGTCGCCACCTACGGGATTCCGTTTTGGGGAATCAGCCACGTCGGGATCATGGCGAATGCCTCGGACGGCCGCCTGCTGATTTTCGAGAGCACGTCGCTGGAAAACCTACCCTGCGAGATCAGCCGCGAGAACTTCACCGGCACGCAGGCCCACCTGCTCGACGACATTGTGCGGGCGTATGACGGCAAGGCGTATCACTATTCGCTTTATCGGCCGCTCTATCCCAACGAAGACGAGCGGCTGACCGAGTTCCTGACGGAGACGATTCACGTCCCCTACGACGCGATGGGGGCGTTCCGCTCAGCCGGCGTCGGCCTGTCGTGGATTGAGTCGTGGTTTCATCCATCGAATCTCCACACGATCTTCTGTTCCGAGTGGGTTGCGGCGGCGTATGCGGTGACTGGACTGCACCCGACCGACAACGTGAGCCGTTGGAATCCGAACCGGCTCTGCCGTCACTTGCGCTGGCATCGAATCCTCTGCAAACCTCGGAGGCTCAAATGAAACGAATCCTCTTCGCGCTAGTCCTGCTGGTTTCGGTTGCGGGCTGCGAAGTCGTCGAGAATCCCGGAAACCGAGTGGTCAAGAAAGAACGCCCGGTCGTCAACGTCCCGCTGGCGCTGCGGCAAAGCAACTGGCTGGGCAGCAACCGCGAAGGCTCGTGCGTCCATGCTTCCATGATCTCGCTCTTCCGCTGGCAAGGCCGTTACAGAACCGCCGACTACTGGCGAAAGACTTACGGCAACGGCGAATGGCCCGAGGATATGGCCGCCAAGTTCGACCGCGAGGGCATCCGTTACGCATACGTCGAGAATGGAGACGTGCGGTTCCTGGAATGGGCCTGCCGCACGCGGCGCGGCTGCGGCATCACGGTCATGGGCGGTGCCCACATGGTTGCCCTTGTCCATCTGGACGACAAGTGGGCCGCCGTGCTCGACAACAACAACGTCTCCAAGTCTATCTGGGTTCCCCGCGAGACGCTGATCGCGGAGTGGAAAGCCAGTTACGGGTGGGCGGTGACGCCGATCTACACCCCGGCGGCCCCGCTGCCCCAGTAAGTCACCGAGTCACTAACCCTGAGAGGAAACCAATGAATCGAGTCCTTTTGAGCGTCTGTCTGTTGCTCGGTGTGTCGGCGGCAGTCGTCCCGTCCTTCGCGGACACCGCCACGGCCAACGGCGTGCTGGCCGAACAGCGAGTCGTCAATCTGCCCAACGATCAGGGCAAGTGGTACATCAGCGTGGTTGGCAATGCCAACGACGCCGCGTATCTCCGCGTGCTTGGCTGGTTCGAGGCGACCGCCAGCCTCAAGGGCCTGAAGAACAAGGTCCATTTCTGCCCAGTCACGGCCGGCACCCCAATCTATCAGGAACGGTACGCCGCGAACGTGAAGGGCCTGCCGACTGTGCGGGTCCAGACGCCGGATGGCACGGTGGTCTATGAGGCGTCCGGCAAGAATCTCCCTATGACGGCCGAAGGTCTTTACGGCGCGATCGCCGGTGCGGTCAACACGGCCCAAGGCATCCGACCGATTCTCCCCTGGCGGCGCGATATGGAGCGGCGCTGCCCCGGACCTGGACCTTGCCCTACGCCCAATCCGCAGCCGAACCCTGGTCCGCAGCCGGACCCCGAGCCGCAGCCGATTGACGACGGCGGGGCACCCGATCTGGACCCGCAGCCAGCGGCCGAGGGCTGGCCACTCTGGGGCCTGGCCCTGCTCGTGAACGGTGGCTTCCTTGTCGGTCTGGCGGCGGGCTATGGCCGCAAGCTGGCGGCGAAGCTGCGTTCGGTGAAGTAGTCGCGTGCGTTTCCTGTCTGTTGTCTTGTGACCATCCGGCCGCCTGAGCGGCCACTCTCGAACACCTGGAGAAAAAAAGATGAACCCCACCGTTGTGATCTGGATTCTGGCCGTTGCAGTGGCCGTGCTCGTCGGGCGTGAAGTCGGCAAGTGGCTTTTCGGCACCAACGAGAAGCTGATGACCAAGAAGCGGGCCGCGCAGAAATTGGCCGGCATCCTCCGCGACAACGGCCTGCGGCTGTTGCCCGCGTTGCTGGAAGACTTTGCCGTGGGCGACGTGCAAGACATGGTGGAGAAGATTCACGATGTCTGCAAGATCGTCGATGCGGGCAGCGATGCCATCCTCAAAGAACTGGAGCAGACCTACGAGAACGTCCTGGCCCGGAAGCTCGCTACGCCCGAGGGCCTGGCCTACATCAAGGCGCGGATCGCCGAGGTTGAGGCCGCCCCGGCACCCGCTGCCGAGGCCCCGAAGCCCGTTGCGGCCCCGGCCAAGTCGTAGCCGACTGATTCACCGCGCCCGGCTGCGGTCATACGCTCACCGGGCCGGTTCTCCGATGGCTCCCGACAACTTGCCGCGAGCCATCCGAGAACCGGAGGTCAATGATGAATCGTCGAAGTCTTCTGATCGCCGCGATGCTGCTTGCGCTGGTCGCGGGCTGCGAAGCGCCGCAGCAACAGCAGAACCAAGGCGGTTGCCGTCGCCCCAAGGTGCTGGCCTTCACCGCCTCTTGGTGCGCCCCGTGTCAGCGTGCGAAGCCTGCCTTGATCCAAGTTCAGGCCGCCGGGGTGGAAGTGGAGATCATCGACATCGACGACCATCCCGACTTGGCGAAGAAATACGGCGTCACCAGCGTGCCGACCTTCATTGTCTACGTCTGCGGGAAAGCCCCGGTGCGGACCAACGACATCCTGGTGGTTGTCTCCCTGACTCGCTTTGGGTGCAAGTAGATGGCACGCCGCCGCTGTCGCAACTGTCCCGAGGAGCCGGGACCGACACCGGAACCAAGGACGATAAGGACGGTTGGCTCCCGTCGTCGCCGAGAACGAAACACGAGGTTGCACCGGGCCGAACGCCGAAGCAACCAGCGAGCCGCACTTGCCGCTGACCCACGCGAACCTGAGATGCAACCTCAATTAGATCAATGAAACAGCCACATGAATTTCGTGGACGAGTTGTGGCAGAGCTTCGGAGAGGGGCTGCGGAGCAACAACCTGCGGTCGTGCAGCCGGTGGGCAGAACATCGACGGGTGATGGGGGCACCCTTTAACGGTCCTTACAGTTTCGCGCGTCACCCGTGGTGCCGTGAGATTCACGACAGCAAGGCGGCCTGGACCATCGCCATGAAGGCGGCCCAGTTGGGCGTGACGGAGACGGGAATCAACCGGGCCTTCTTCACGCTCGACCAGTCGAAGCGGGACGTGCTGTACGTTTTGCCGACGGCGCTAAACGCAAGCGACTTTTCCAAGGCCCGCTTCGCCACTGCCCTGAAGCTCAGTCCGTACCTCAAAGACCTGTTCGTTGATACGAACACCGTGGGGCTGAAATCGACGGGCACGAACGTCCTGTACATCCGAGGCAGCCGCGGCGACAGCAACCTGAAGTCCATCCCGGTGTCCGAGTTGGTCTTGGACGAGTTGGACGAGATGGACACCCATGCGGTGTGGCTGGCCTTGGAGCGGCTGTCGGGACAGATCGAGAAGCACATCCTGGCGATCTCGACGCCGACCGTGCCGAAGTACGGCATCCACAAACTGTACCTGACCAGCACCCAGGAGCACTTCTGCTTTCAGTGTCCGCACTGCGGCCGATGGACCGAGTTGGTTTGGCCCGACTGTGTGGAGATCATCGGCGAGTCGGTCAATGACCCCCGCTGCCAAGATTCGTTCATCAAGTGCAAGGAGTGCAGGCACAAGCTGGACCAGGAGGCCAAACCGGAGTTCCTGGCCGGCGGCAAGTGGCAGACGACGGAACCGAACGTCTCGGCGGAGGAATCGCGGGGGTTCTACATCAATCAGCTTTACTCGTCCACGGTGACGCCCGGCGAGTTGGTGATCGCCTACCATCGCGGGCTGGGCGACGAAGCGGCCAATACGGAGTTCCATTGCAGCAAACTGGGCGTGCCGTTCATCGGCGAAGGTGCTCAAGTTACGGACGAGATGATCGAAGCCTGCGTCAAGTCGCACTCGATCAACGACAAACGCCCACAGATCGGCGGCGACCGCCTGATAACGATGGGCGTGGATCAGGGAAAGACGGGTTACATTTCGGTCGTGGACTGGCTGTTCGATCAGCACCCCGGCAAGGACATCAATGCGGCGGCCATCGGCAAGTTGCTCTGGTTCGGCAAGTTCTCCGGGGAGGAGTGGAGCTATCTCGACGAGTTGATGCGGGAGTGGCAGGTCTTGGCCTGCGTGGTGGACGCTGATCCGTTCACCAACGACGCCCGCCGCTTTGCCAAGAAGTTTCACGGCTACGTGTGGCTGACGCGATACCGGCGGGGGCAGACGGCCAAGGAAATCGCCATCAGTGAGGAGGACACAGGTTCGCCCTTCGCCACTGTGGACCGCACCAATTGGCTTAGCTGCGCGCTGGGGCGGTTCAAGACGATGCCGCCCCGCATCCTGCTGCCGCGGGATATTTCGTTCGAGTACCGGGAACACGTCAAGAACCTGGTCCGCACCTACAAGAAAGACGACACGGGCAACCTGGCAGCCGAGTACGTGAACACGGGGGCCGACCACTTTGCACACTCCCTGTGCTATGCCGACATCGGCCTGGCGCTGGCTCCGATTGGTGGCAACGGGGAAAACGTCGGCAAGGTCACTTAGCGAGAGGTTCGTCATGGCCGAAAGTCAAACGCTCAGCCTGATCGACAGCCGACATCCCGGCTACCTCTCCGGCATGACAGACTGGCGCAAGTGGCGCTTGACCTACGAAGGCGGCGACGGCTTTCGCGATTCCTACTTGGAGCGGTTTTCGACCCGCGAGGATCAGGAGGACTATGGCGTCCGCAAGGCAATCACGCCCGTGCCGGCGTTCGCCAAAGCGGCGATCAACGACATTCGCAACGCGATTTATCAGCGCCTCAGGGATGTGGTTCGCAAGGGTGGCAGCGAGGTCTACCAGGCCGCCGTCAACGGCAGCAACCTGGGTGTGGACCATCGCGGCTCGACCATGAACGCCTTTCTCGGCGTGAAGGTCTTGACCGAACTATTGGTCATGGGACGGGTGGGCGTGTTTGTCGATCACCCGTTGATCCCGGCGGGTGCGACCTTGGCCAACGTCAGCCGGCCCTCGCCGTACCTGTACAAGTACGACATCGAAGACATCCTTTCCTGGACCTGCTCGAAGCCCGAAGCCCCGTCCGAGTTCCAGGCGATCCTGCTGCGCGACACAGTGATGCAGTACGACCAGTCCACGATGTTGCCTTCGCTCTCGGTCGAGCGATACCGCTATATGTGGATCGAGGGTGGGCGCGTTCACTTGCAGTTCTACAACCTCAAGAAGGAGGAGGTGGACGGCGCGGGGTTGCCCGGTGGGCCGATGCAACTGGAACTGGATCGCATTCCCTTCGTGCTCTTGGACATCGGCGGGAGCCTGATTAAAGACGTGTGCCAACAGCAGATCGCGCTGCTGAACCTCGGTTCGAGCGACGTGAACTACGCCCTGCGAAGCAACTTCCCCTTCTACATCGAGCAGAAGGACTTGCGTGCGACGGGTGCCCACTTGAAACACGCCGCCGCGGAAGACGGGACATCCACGTCTGGCGGCCAAGGCGCGGCCGACGCGAGCATCACGGTCGGCGCGACGCACGGCCGCACCTACGACAAAGGGATGAATCCGCCGGCCTTCATCAATCCCTCGGCCGAGCCGCTGCGGGCAAGCCTGGAATTGCAGGACCGGCTGAAGCGGGACATCCGCGAGTTAGTAAACCTGGCCGTGTCGAGCTTAGCGGTACGTGTCTCGGCCGAGTCGAAGGCGATGGACAACCAAGGGCTTGAGGCGGGTCTGTCGTACATCGGGCTGCTCTTGGAAAGCGCCGAGCGGCAGATCGCCGAGTTCTGGGCCGCCTATGAAGAGCGAAGCCTGAGCAAGCGCGAAGTGGCGACGATCAAGTACCCTGAGCGGTATAGCCTGAAATCGGATGCCGACCGGATCAAGGAAGCGCAGGACTTGGAGAAGCTGATGGCGAAGGTGCCAGGCCGTCGAGTCAAGCGGGAACTGGCCAAGGGCATCGTCCAGACGCTCCTGGGCGGCAAGATCAGCATGGACGACCTGGCTGCAATCAACCGTGAGATCGACAACGCCCATTACACTACCAGCGACCCGCAGACGATCATCCAGGCGGCACAAGCGGGGCTGGTCGGCGAGAAGACGAGTTCCGTGGCCTTGGGTTTTGACGACGACGAGTATTTGGAGGCTCGCAAAGACCATGCGGAGCGCGTCAAACGCATCGCCGAGGCCCAGGGAATGGAAAAGGGCGGCAGCGATCCGGCGGCCCGAGGCATCGCCGACCTTTCGGCCGATCCCAACGCCGGCAAGGAAGAAAAGGCCGCCAGCCGCAATACCGACTTACAGGACACCACGGCCCAGCGAGTGCGCGGCAAAGGCCGCTTCGCAGGAGAGTAGCCCATGCTGGTTGACATTGATCGTGAATCACAAGCCGAATTTCGCACCGGCAGCGGCACCGTTGGTCTGAGTGTTGTGCGTCTTGGCGCGGCCAGTGCGCGGCAGACGGTGACGCTCACCGACGTGACAGCCGGCACGTTCAAGCTGGGCGTCGGGGAGTCCGAGACGGATGCCATTTCCTTCGATGCTGCGGCGGCGGCCGTGCAAACGGGCTTGGAAGCGGTCGTGGGCGAAGGGAACGTCGTGGTCTCGGGCAATGCCGGTGGGCCGTGGACCGTGGATTTCGCAGGCGCGCTGCGGTGGCAACTTATCGCGGCCATGACGGCAGTGGACGTGGACCTGGAAGGGGAAGGCCACGCGGTCATGGTGACGGTCAGCGAGCGAGGGCACGCGGTCGGGTGGCCGGTAAAGAAGTACGTCATGCTCCGGGCCAACGGAGCGAATGGGAACGTCATTATGATCGGCAACACGGCCGCCAACGTCGAGGACGGCTTCATCCTCTCCGCCGGCCAGCAGAGCCCGCCACTTCATGTGGACAACTTGAACAAGCTGTACATCGTCGGCGGGGCGGCGGATCAAGGCTACTCGTGGGTGGCTTGTTGATATGAAGCGAATTCCTTTGACGCAAGGCAAGGAGGCGCTACTGGATGACGTGGATTATGAGTACCTGATGCAGTGGAAGTGGTGCGTCAGTGCGCAAGGCTACGCGGTGCGGGGTTGTTGGATACGTGGCAGCGGTGGTAAGCAAAGGCTCGCTTTGATGCACCGCGTCGTGGCGGGGCGGATGGGATTGGATGGGTCACTGCAAGTTGACCACAGGAATATGGACCGCCTCGACAATCGCCGCTGCAATCTCCGTGCCGCCACCATTACGCAACAGCGAGCAAACCGCAACAAGTGCGTAACGAATCGAGCGGGGTTCAAGGGCGTCACGAAGGTCAGGAATCGAGCAAAGTGTTGGGCGGCCCGAATCGCGTGCGCAAAGGAACGGCACCATTTAGGGTACTTCTACACGCGGGAAGAAGCGGCGCTAGCATACAACGAGGCGGCGCTACGACTGTTTGGGAGCTTTGCCCGGTTGAATGAGGTGGCGTGATGTCGCTCAATCTGACGTTCTATGGCACCTTGGAGGAAGCCGACTCGTATTTTGCCAAGCGACTTCACGAAGTTGCTTGGAGCGGTGCGTCCGCAGTGGATCGTGAGAAGGCTTTAATTGCCGCCCGCAGCGTCATTGATGCGTTGTCGTTCAAGGGAAACAAACACAGTGTCTATACGCTCTCGCAGGCAAACCCATCTGCCTCGCAAGACACGATCAGAGCGGCCGAGGCAAGTCAGGCGTTGGAATTTCCGCGCGGGGCCGACACCGCGGTTCCCGAGGCCGTCCGCGTGGCCTCTTACGAGATCGCCTACGCTCTCTTGGACGGCAAAGACCCTGAGTTGGAGTTGGAGAACCTGGCCGTCAATGCAATGGGGTACGGGGCGGTGAAGACCAGCTACGAGCGGTCGCAACTGCCCATCGAACACATCATCAATCTGGTGCCGAGTTCTGCCGCGTGGCGCTTGCTCAAGCCTTTTCTGCGCGACTCGGACGCCCTGAAATTGTCACGAGTGAGCTAGGCGCGTGCCCTGGTTCCCTTTTACCGGCCCACTGCCGGGTCAGAGTCCGCTGAACACCGAATAGGCGAATGCTCTGTGAGTTTCTTTCGGGTGTAAGGAAGTGCTATGTCCATCTCTCTGTACCTGTCCCGTCCGTGGTCCGCCTGTTTCGAGGGTGAAGACGATGCAGCGAAGGCCGCCGCCGAGAAGGCCGCCGTTGAGAAGGCTGCTGCTGAGAAGGCCACAGCCGAGGCTGCCGCTGCCGCTGCCGCTGCCAAGGTGTTTACCCAAGAAGATGTGAATCGCATCGTGGCGGCCGATCGCCGCAAGTTGGAGGAGTCGCTGAAGAAGACCGAAAAGCAGTACAAGGATTTGCTGGCCAGCCAGAGTCTCACCGAGCAGGAGCGGAAGGCTTTGCAAGCGAACCTGGAAATGGTGCAAGGCCAACTGCGGTCGAAGGAAGAGCAGCTCCTTCTGGAAAAGAAGCAGGTCGAAGAGGTCTACGCCGGCAAGTTGCAGGAGATGGAGAAGAAGGCGTCGTTCTTCGAGACGTTGTACCGTGATTCCACCATTGAGCGGGCGCTCCAAGACGCCGCCGTCAAGCACGAGGCGTGGAGTCCTTCGCAGGTCGTCACCCTGCTCCGCGGGCAGACGAAGATGCTGGAGGAGACGGACCCCAAGACCGGCAAGTTGACCGGCAAGTACAAGCCGATGGTCGAGATGCAGGCCGTCAACACGACGAGCGGTGAAATGGAGACCAAGGCGTACACGCCCGAGGACGCCGTGAAGAAGATGAAGGACACCCCTGAGACATGGGGCAATCTCTTCCGCAGCGGCGTGGTTTCGGGCATCGGCGCGGGAACGGCTACCGGCGGCCTCATGCCGGGTCAAGGCGGCAAACTGGATGCGGCGGCGATTCGCAAGCTGACGCAAGAGCAGTTCCGCGAGATTCGGGCCAACCACCCTGAATGGCTCGGACTCGATCCTTTGCCCAAGAAGGGCCGCTAACCGTTCGGGGGTCGGCACACCAAAGGTCTGCTCGGACCCGGCGCACGTCACGGTGACGAGGTGCGGCGAGCAGAGGTCACACAAGGAACTTCGGAGAGTAGCGATGAACCGTTTGTACCTCAGCCAGCCGTTCACGGCTTGCTACGAAAACCAACTCGATGCCTTCATCCCCGAGTTGTGGGCGGACGAGGGCTTGCGCATGTTGGAAGCCAACATGGTCATGGCCAACATGGTCCACCGGGACTTCGAGGACCAGATCGCCAAGTTCGGCGATGTGGTCAACACTCGCCGCCCCGGCGAGTTCAAGATTCGCCGGAAGAAGGACGGCACCACGCTGGTCCAGCAGGACGCCGTGGCCACCAACGTGCAAGTGCCGTTGAACCAGTGGTTCTACAACTCCTTCGTCATCCGCGACGGGGAAGGCAGCAAGTCCTTCAAGGAGTTGAGCCAGATTTACCTCCAGCCTGCGATGAAGACCATCGCCGAGGGCGTCGATCGCGCCTTGCTGGGCCAAGTCCATGCCTACCTGGGCGGGCCGGCGAACCGCGTAGGCAAGCTGGGCGGACTGACCGCCAGCACCGCCAAGGACTATGTGCTGGACGCCCGCGAGCGGCTGAACATCAACAAGGCCCCCGTGGATGGCCGCAAGCTGGTCATGGCCCCCACGAGCGAGACGGCCATGCTCAAGACCGACCTGTTCGTCAAGGCCAACGAGCGCGGCGATGGCGGCTCGGCGCTGGAGAGCGCCATCCTCGGCCGCATCCTCGGCTTCGACACCTACATGGACCAGAACGTCAACTGCGTCCTGTCGGGGTCGGACACCGACAGCGATCCGGTCACGGAGCCGTATGAGGCGGGGACCGCCGCTGGGACGCACATCGCGTCTGTCCTTGCTCCCACGGCCGGTGAGTTCGTGGTCGTGGCCGGCAACGACCAACCGACCTGGGCGACGGGAACCGACGCGGCCTGGTTTAGCCTGAACGAGGCCCTCAAGTACGCCACGCTGGACAATGCCGTGGCCACGCGCTACGTGAAGTGCGTGACTGCTGCCGCCTACGCGGCCGGCTACAGCGAGGGCATCGCCCTGACCGTCACCGAGGGTAAGGCCCCGCAGGTCGGCCAGTTGCTCGCCTTCGGCGCGACCCCCGGCACTCGGCACACCTACACGGTGATCGAGTCCGAGGGAAGCGGCACGTCTTGCACGGTCTACCTCGATCGGCCGCTTGCGGCTGCCGTTGGCAACGGTGCCGATGCGTTCCCCGGCCCCTACGGCGCGATGAACCTCGCGTTCCACCGGGACGCCCTGGCCCTCGTGACCCGCCCGCTGGCTCTGCCGGACACCCGCGCGGGCGTCATGGCCGGACATGCCGCCTACAACGGCGTCACCATGCGGGTCTTGGCCCAGTACGACATCAACGCGGGCGGCCTGATCGTCAACTGCGACATCCTCGCGGGTGTGGCGGTCCTGAACAGCGGCCTGCTGGTCCCCGTGCTCGGCTAAGGCTGATCTCCGTCGAGCGAACGAACGGCCGCCCGGCTCGTCAACAGCGAGCCGGGCGGCCCCTCTACCATCAACTGCCCTGCGAGCTTGCCGGAAATGCCTCATGGAATTGCTCTTTGCCCAAGCCGATACGTTTGCCGATGCGATTGCCTTGCTCAAGCAGTATGGTCCGCTGGTCCTGGTGACTGCCGTCTTGCTCTGGCAAAGCTGGGTCCGCGAGTGTCGCATGAACAAACGGATCGTGAAGCTCGAAGACGAGCAGCGCAACGTGCTCATGCCGCTCGTCGAACGGTGTGCGGACGTAATCGCCCAGAACACCTTGATGATGGAGCGGCTGGAGAAGGCCCTGGACGAGCGATTCGAGTGTCCTTGGCGGCCTAAGTGCTCGCAACAAGCCTGAGTGCGTGACGCCCATGACGTATCCTGCCAACCACGGACTGAACCAGCAGATGCGGCGCGTGCTCTACGCGCTGAAGCGTCAGTACGGCGGCACGCTTGTCATTTATCAGAATGGCGCGGTGACTGCGGATACGAAGACCGGCGAAGTGACCCGGACGAAGACGGCGACTCGGATTCAGCGGGCCGTCGTCCTCCCCGAAACCGTCAGCCGCGAAGTGAAGCAGTCGATCTCACTGATCTCCGCGAACAAGCAGATGGTCACGGGCGGAGGATACGAGGCGGGCAAACGTCTGTTCATCGTCGAGCGCCGCGACTGCCCCAACCTGGTGCTGAAGGAAAGCGACTGGCTCGTCTATCTCGGCCGCAAGTACGCCATCGAGAACTTCGAGGAGTACGAGTTCGATGCGGCCTACATCATCCACGGCAAGGAATTGGTGGGCGAGTCGATTGGTGGCGCAGGGACGCTCGCCGAAGCCAACGTCTCCTTGACACTCGGCTCTCAAGCCGAAGGGGAGGTGTAGCCATGCCCGCCAATCCCAACTGGGCACGCTGGGTTTTCGCATCCGTGGCGACGTACTTGAAGCAAGTTGCTCAACAGCAGCAGCTTCCCGTTCTGATTGAAGGGCTGGACGAGCGAACCACGGAGTTTATGAGCGCCACGGATCGGTGCGAGGTGCGCATCACGGGGCCGTTCACCAGGGAATTGAGCCGCGACTACTTCCAGGTCGAAGTCGTGGTGAACGTCTTGTTCGTGAGCCGTTACGAAGAGCAGAAGAACCAATACGCCATCATTCAGAAGACCGGCGTGTTTCAGGAGGCAATGGATGGAGCCATCGCCGTCTACAAGTACGGAAGCGGGGCAGACGACGACGAGCACGTTCTTGTCGGCTGCCTCGCGCCGGTCCAAGGCCGACATGACGCTATCCGCGTGATGCACTTCGGCCAGATCAATCCGACCGACCGCTTGAAGCAATCAATGGTAGACGCTCGCTACCGGATGGAGATTTCCACCAACCAATGACAGGAGAACCCAAACATGGCACGCATAGAGCTTCGTGACTGCGATGTCATTTTGCAGGACGGCCTCAGCGGCACGGCGGCGGTCAACGAACCCGTGACCCCGCCCGCTGCGACCGACACCAGCTTTGCCATCGACACCATCGTCCTGAACACGGCCGACACCGACAAGGTGCCCGTGGGGGCGCGTTTCAAGATCGCGGGCGAGACGACTCCGGTGTATCACACCGTCACGGCTCGCACTCCGGCCGACGCCGGCCCAACGACCGAGATCACGTTTTCGCCGGCCCTCGGGGCGGGCACCTACGCGGACGGCGCGGTCGTGACGTTCTATCCCCAGAACCTCGACATCAAGATCGGGGAAGGGAACATCACCTACACCGAGCACAACGAGTACGAATACCTCAAGGACCGGGGGAACCTGGACACCGTGAAGGAAGGCGACGAAGTGCCGATGGACGTGAAGCTGGAGGCCGTCTTCGAGCATATCACCCAGGGCACGGGCGAGCCGGTCAGCCCGATGGACGCCTTGAAGGGCATCGGCGGGGCGGCGGAGTGGGTGAGTGCGTCGAGCGACTTGTGCGAGCCGTACTGCGTGGACGTGGTGGTCCTGCACACGCCGCCCTGCGGCACGTCCGAGCTTGAGCGCGTGACGTTCCCCGACTTCCGCTCGGAGACCCGCGAGATCAACTACAAGGAGTCCACGATCTCGATTACGGGCAAGTGCAAGGCGACCGAACCGCTCGTCGAGCGCGAGGCGGCGGCGTAGTGACGACTCCCTGGCCCCTTGAGGCCGGTTTCTCTGGCCGTTTTTTCAAGAAGGCCAGATATGCGGTGCCGGCAGCGGTGCCGGCACCGCAGCTTTCTCATTCCTTTCAGCGAGGGAACAACATGAAGATTGCCGGTATCGACCCCAAGACACTCTCCAACGAAGTGCTGCTGGTCCTGCCGCGCGGCGAGAGCGAGATCATTTTCCGCGCCAAGGGTTTGCCCGACATGGTGGAATTCGAGGCCCTGTGCCCGAACCCCAAGCCGCCGGGCAAGTTCACCAAAGACGGCTGGATTCCCAATCTCACCGACCCCACCTACCAGCAAATCCTCAGCGAGTGGGCGAAGAAGCGGCTTGGCTACATGGTCGTCAAGTCCCTGGCCCCGTCCGAGATCGAGTGGGATACGGTCAAAGAGAATGATCCCCGCACCTGGTCCAAGTGGGAGGAAGACCTGAAAAGCGCCGGCCTGACCCAGGTGGAGTGCAACCGCGTGCTGGCCCTGGTCCTGGAGGCGAATGCCCTGGACGACGCGAAGCTGCAACGGGCGCGCGAGGTTTTTCTTGCTGGTCAAGCTCCAATGCCGCCCGAATTCTCTGGCCCAGTTATCGAACCGCCGAGTTCGCTGTCTGGCGGGCCTGCGAACGGCTAGCTATCCGGCCGCCGGGCGTCAGGCCGTCCTGGGACGAGTGCGGTGTTGAGACCCAGGCTTTGATCGTCGCCTTCGACCAACTGCGAAGTCACGACGAAGCGGAGCGGGAGGCTCAATTGGCCGGGGTGAGGATGCCTTTCGGGCGTTCTGAGAGAGGGGCGGATGATAAGCAGTGAAACGAGCTTGACCGAATCTGGATCACTGCGTTGCTGGGTGTGTAAGCAGGAGAAGCCTCGTACAGCCTATCAGAAGGCCCAGTTACGAGGCCGAGGTCGTCCGTGGTGCAAGGAATGTTGCCGGGACTACCAGCTTCAGAAGAAGTTTGGCCTCAGCCGGGATGAATACGAGCGGATGCTGAGGCAGCAGGGAGGTGCATGTGCAATTTGTGGCAGCTTTGATCCCGGCACCAATGCAAAAGGCCAGTTTTGCGTTGACCACGACCACGCGACCGGCGAAGTGCGTGGTCTCTTGTGCAATAGGTGTAACACCGGGTTGGGCGCTTTCAAGGACGATCCGCAGTCTTTGCTCAATGCGGCTGCCTACCTGGAGGGCACCATGAAGTTCACGGCCCAGTTCTCCATCCCGCGCATCGACGTGGCGGCCTACCGCAACACGCTCGATTCGCACCTGAAGGCCGCGATTGCCCAGGGCCTCATGGAGTGGCTGGAGGCGGTCTTGGCGGAGATTCCGGTGTGGAGCGGGGCGTCTCGGGCGACGTTTGTGAAGCTGGCCGGGCAGATTGGCTACAGTCTGCCCGTAGCGCCGGCGGCCGTCAATGCGGCTCACGGGCTGTTCACGGAACGAATGGACCGTGCCTGGATGGGTATGGCGCATAGCGACGGCAAGCTGACGACGGACAAGGAGACCGGCGAGTACACGTTCACCTACACGACGACACTGCCCTGGCTGATCTGGAACGAGTACCACAACGCCAACGTCGATCCCGACCCGACGCTGTTCTACCGGCTGCTTGAACCCGGCCCCTACAACTTCCAGATCAAAGGGGCCACGGCCTTCCTACGGTTTGCGGAAAGCGTGGACCTTCCTGCCGTCAAGCCCCATCTGCGTATCGTGCGAGTGAAGTCCTAGCAGGGTGTCTCATGGCCGACGAAACCATTGTCAATAAACTCGGCTTCAGCGTCGAAGATGCTCTCAAGCAGCTTCAGCGCTTGGACTCTGCGCTGCAATCGTCGGGCACGGCCTTCCAGACGTTCGGCGAGCGGATGAACGCTTGGAACAACCAGGCGGAAGGCGCGCTGAACCGGATGAAGGACATGGCCTCGGCCGCCTCGCGGCTGGCCAACTCGATGGCGAAGATGGGCAACGGCCCAGTGACTCCCGCCGCGACGGTGGCTGCGCCCACCTCGAAGCTCTGGCTGCCGCCCGATGTAACGGCGGAGGCCCAGAAAGCCAACCAGACGATGGATCAGCTTGGCAACACGGCGGCTGCCGCCGGGGACAAGATGCGCGAGGCAGGGCAGAAGGGCAAGAAGGCCGGCTCGGATGCCGGTAGCGCGGCGAAAGATGCTGCCGAGAAGACCAAGGCGTGGACCGTCACCTGGGAGACCCTGACGCGGGTGGTAATGACCCAGGCCATCGTCCGTGCGCTAAGCCAAATCCGCGATCTCTTGCGAGAGTCGGTGGACCAGGCATTGAAGTTCTCCACGAAAATCGCGGAAATCCAGACCATTGCCCCGAGCATCGACAAGAGTTTCCAGGGGTTGAGCAAGGAAGTCGCCGACATCTCGCGCGAGTTCAACTTCCCGCTGCCCGACGTGGCCGAGGCTGTGTATCAAACGCTGTCCAACCAGTTCACCTCGGCGCAGCAACGTGCGGACATTATGACGGCCTCCGCGAAGCTGGCTAAGGTCGGCGTGATGGACTTGAATGAGGCGGCGATGCTCTTGACTGGCACGCTCAACGGCTACGGCATGGCGTCCAACCAGGCCGAGACGGTGGCCGCCAAGTTCTTCAAGACCATCGAATTGGGCCGTACCCGCGGTGCCGAGTTGACGCCGGTGATTGGTCGCCTTGTGCCGATTGCCAGCGAGTTGGGCGTCAACCTGGATGAAGTCAATTCCTCGATGGTCGCGCTGACCATTAGCTCTATGCGCGTCCCCGAGGCGGCGACCAGCTTCCGGTCGGCGATGTCGGCCCTCATCAAGCCCTCCGAGGACTTGAAGAAGGAGTTGCATGGTTTGGGCTATGAGACGGGTCAGCAGATGATCCATGCGCTGGGCCTGCAAGGGACTTTCCTTGCGCTGCGTGATAGCGTGAACGAGGATGTGGCGGCCACTGCCAAAATGTTCCGCAACATCCGTGCCCTGAACGCTGAGTTGCGTTTGACCGGCTCGGGCGCGGAACAAGCGGCCGAGGCCATGAAGGCGATGAGCGACGGGACGCTCACGGACAACTTCAACGAGATATTCAAGACGTTCACCTCCACCGACGCCCAGCAGTACATGGCGGAGTTGAACAAGTTTAAGGTCTCGCTGGCCACCGAGGTTGGGCCGGAACTGGTCAAGTTCCTTGGCACCCTCTTGAAGACCGCGGGCGGGGCGGAGGGGTTGGCCGCCGCGCTGAAGGGCGTTGCGATGACGGCAAGCCAATTGGCCGAGCCGCTAGCGATTGCCGGCGGCGCGCTGGCGGCGTTCTCGCTCCGCGCCAAGTTGGCGGGATTCACCGGCCTCGGGGGCGTCCTCTTCAACAACGTCGTTGCGCCGCTGAGCATGGCGGTGTGGACTACCGAATTCCTCGATCAGCGCATGGCGTCGATGCTGGACAATGCCAACGCGAACTTCCGTGCGAAGGTTGAGGAGACCGTACAGGCGCAGAGAAAGGCCGCCCAAGAGCGGCTGGACGCCGAGATGAAGGTCTACGACGAAGCGGGCCGTCGCCTAGAACAGTACACGGCGGAGGTCCGCAAGGCGTACAACGCCCAGGTGGACCAGGCGCGAAAGACCAATGAGGAGTTGGTGATCTCCTCGCGGACCACGATGCAGGCGATGATCTCGACCCGCGAAAAGGTCGTGCAGCAGTTCCGCGCGGCCGCCCAGGACGCCAACAAGGCGGCCGAAGACTCCGTGAAGCGCCAGGCGGACTCGCAAGCCAAGCTGGACGATCTGCTCTTCAAGCGACGACTCGAAGAGCGTCAGAAGTACGACAGCTACTACAAGCAGCCCGAAGTCACGTCGGATATGTACGGCCGGCGTGCGCTCGAACTGGCGCAGCAAGCAGCGGGCCTCTTGGCCAAGGCGGAGACCCCGGACCAAGAGCGAACGGCCCAGGCGATCTTCCAGCGGGCGACGGCCTACGCCCAGGAAGCCGAGCAGATCGCCAAGGGGACGGAGAACGAGTGGCTGCGGAAAGACGCCGCGAACACCGTGGAGTCGATCATCCGCAAGCAGATCGACGCGGAAAAGGAACTTCAGCGCAACAGCGATTCCCGCGCCTCGGCCGCGGCCCAAGCGGCGGCGAAAGAGCAAGAGCGCGTGGACCGGATGAAGGTCTTGATGAAGGGCATCCTCACGGACCTGGACTTGTTCGATAAGCGCGGCCCGGTGGACCCGAAGAAATCAGCCGCCATGTCGGAAGACTTGAAGCAGAAGATGGCTGCTTTCAAGAAGGAATGGATGGACGGCACGGCTGATCTCAGCCTGGACGAGATGCTGAAGTTCGACGCCCTCAGCCAACGGGTCAAGACGGCCTTGGAGGGCGGCGTCTCGGAGGCGGAGGTCCAGAAGCTCTTGGCCGCGCCGAAGGCGATTGACGACCTGCGCAGCCAGATCGAGGCGGGCCTGAAGCCGGTGGATGTCTCCGTCCTGCTGCCCGTCGCCTCTCCCGACCTTGCCAAGAGGCTGTTGGGAGAAATGCCTTTGCCCGACAAGGAGGCGTACCTCACGCGACAGAACGCGGAGTACGCGAAGCAGACAGAACTGGTCAAGAAGCTCACGGCCGAGCAAACGACACTCACGGAGGCCACGACTAGGCAGAAAGCGGCCGTGGGTGCCCTGGGCGCGAACAACGCAATCTACCAGGAAGGCATGGAGAAGACATCGACCTTCTTGATGCAAGCGGCGGCCAAGGCCAAAGGCGCGATCCTCGGCGGCGGGGACATCCAGAAGGAGACAAAGGCCCTGGCAGAATTGGTCGGGCAGTTTCGGCAGTTGCAGGAGACCGGCGGCAAAGGCTTCGGCCTGAAAGAGTTTGAGGAATTGCAGAAGAAGGCCACCGCCGTGATGGCCATGCCCACCGTGACAGGATGGGACCAGACCTTCATCACCAACCAGATGGCCAACTTGAAGTTCCTGGCCGATCAAGCGGAGGCGATGAAGAAGTTGCAGACGCCGCAAGGTCAGACCCGCAATGTGGAGGCGGAGTTGCTGAAAGCCCGGCAAGAGGCCGACCGCCTCAAGGAATTGATCGACAAATTGAATCCCCAGGCGGCGACCGAAATGGGTGAAGGCGCGAAGGCGGCACAAACGTCCCTAAGCGCAATGCCGAGCATGGCGAGCCTGGCCGGCGACATCCAGGCGGCGGCCACGGCCATGTGGGACTTGGCTGCCGCCTCGTGGAGCGTGCAAGCCCCGCCATCGGCCCTGACTGCCGCCAAGGGCCGGATCGCGTGGAACTTCTTGTCCCTTGGCGGCCAGGCCCAGGGCACAGATGTGATCCCGGCGATGCTCTCGCCGGGCGAGGTGGTTATCAATGCCGCCTCCGCGCGGAAGTTCGCCGCGCAACTGACTGCCATCAATGCCGGCGTCCAGCCGGTGTACCGCAGCGAAGGCGGCAGCGTCACCAACATCGGTGACATCAACGTGACGGTAACGGGCGGCGGAACCAGCCGCCAGACGGCTCGGTCCATCGCCGCTGAGCTAAGGCGTGAATTGCGGCGTGGTACGGCAACCTTGTAACCCTTTGTATCGAGAGGACAACCATGAGTGTCAGCCAGATGAAATTGGGCCAGAGTGCGGGTTGCAGCATGGTCCGCGCCCGCAAGGCCGAAGACCAACTCCAGCCCCGTGGCAAGTTCGTGGTCGAGCACTTCCGCAAGGGCGTGAAGATCGGCCACTACGAGTTTCCCAACGGGATCGTCAACCAGGGCAAAAACAAGCTGCTGGACGTGATGTTCCACGGCGTCTCGGCCATCACGACCTGGTGGCTGGGCTTGATCTCCAACAGCGGCTACACCGCCTTGGCAGCCGGTGACGTGTACGCGCAGATCGGCGGCAGCAACGGCTGGGCCGAGTTCACGGACTACACCGACGCCGCCAACAGCGACAACGCCACGACCCGCCCCGAGTGGACCGAGGGTGCGGCCTCCGGCCAGTCGATTACCAACGCCAGCCCGGTGGTCTTCAACATCACCGGTAGCGGCACGGTGAAGGGTCTCTTTCTGGTCGGCGGTGCCGCCGGTGCCCAAACGAAGGGCGACAATGCGGCGGCCGGAGCGATCCTCTGGGCCACGGCCCTGTTCGGCACGGGCGACGTGGCCGTCAACACCGACGACCAGTTGAAGGTGACGTACACCGTCTCGGCGTAAACGTATTCCCTCGCCACAGGTCGGGCGGGGCTTCGCAAGAAGCCCCGCTCGGCCTTTCTTTCGCCCTTCTGCTCTCCTTGAGGAATCCCAATGGCCTACGAACGCTTCGCAAACGGCGGCCTTTCCTCGCTCTCGGCGGGGATCGACGGCGACGATCTCAGCCTGACCGTCAAATCGGCCATTGGATTCCCCACCGGCGGCAACTTCCGCATCGTTGTTGACAGCGAGATCATGTTGGTCACGGCCGTGCAGGGCAAGACCTTCACCGTCACGCGGGCGCAGGAGGGGACCAGCGCGGTCAGTCACGACGCCGACGCTGCCGTCTTCCACGTCCTCACGGCCGGCGCTTTGGCCCAGCGGGACATCGAGCAGTTCGCCACCGGCGCGGTCGGCAACCGCGATGCGGCCGGGCAGGCGGGCAGGCTCTATCTGCCGACCGAAGGATTCGTGCATCAAGACAATGGCTTGTCGTGGGACATGATGCCCTTGAGCCGCTTCACCCCTCCCGACAGCGCCGACTTCAGTTGGGTGAATCAGGGCGGCGCGACGGTGGCCATGAGCAAGGGCATGATGGTGCTCTCGACGCCCGGCGTGGCGTCCGGCGAGAACATTCGCGCCCTCGTCAAGACCGCGCCGGCGACCCCCTATGAGATCACCGTCGCCATGTTGGCCCTCTCGCCGACCTACACCACCGCCAGCGCGATGGCGCAGTACGGCGTTTGCTGGCGAGAAAGCGGCTCCGGCAAACTCCTTCTCTATGGTCCGGGCATGGCGAGCTACCCGACCACGTTCAACTACACCCAAATGACGAACCCTACGACCGTTTCGACGAATGTGCTGCAAGCCAGCATGGTCGCATCCGGTATCGTGTGGATTCGGTTCGCGGACGACGGGGCCAACCGGACGGTGAAAATCTCGCTGGACGGATTCAACTGGGAGCCAGTGGCCGCGCCGCAGGGCCGCACCGTGTTTCTTACGGCCGACCAAGTGGGGGTCTTCGCCAATAGCTGGAAGACGAGCAATGTCCTGGCCCGAAATATCTCTTTCCTGCATTGGAGGGAAGCGTAATGGCCGAGCAATTCAAGAACCTTGCCAGCACCACTCTCGCCGAAGACCTTGACGCCTCGGAAACCGACGTTGACGTGGCCAGCGCGATGGGCTTCTCCGGCGGCGACTTCCGCATCCTCGTGGACAGCGAGATTATGAAGGTCACGGGCGTCAGCGGCACGACCTTGACGGTCGCGCGCGGCCAGGAAGGGACGCCTGCCACGGCGCACAGCAACGGCGCGGCGGTGAAGCACGTCTTGACGGTCGGGGCCTTGGACGCCCATGACCAGAACGACTTGGCCGCCTACGATACCTACGCCAACCGGCCGGCGGCCGGAGTGCCGGGCCGCATCTTCCTGCCGACCGATGGCATCTTCCTCGAACGTGACAACGGCTCGATCTGGGAGAAGTTCGGCCCGATCTGGCCCCTGACACCTCCCCTGGCGGCCGACTTCCCGACGTGGGTGAACCAGGGGACGGCGACATTCACCGATTACAGAGGCGCGCCGCTTCTCGTCGCGCCGGTCAACAGCAATACCAACCTCCGCTGCCGGGTGAAGGACTATCCCGCCCCGCCGTTCACCATCGAAATGGCGTATCTGCTCCACGCCTGGCCGTACAACGGCACCGGGGTTGGCGGCCTGATGCTCCGTGATTCAATCAGCCAGAAACTCGTCACCCTCGGCATCGGGGGCAGTAACGGCGATCTGCAAGTCCAGTGCTACAACTGGAACAGCCCCACGTCTTCCAGCGGCAATGTCACGGGGGCGGCGGCCTGCCACTTTGGCGAAACGGCCATCGTGTGGCTCAAGTACGCGGACGACGGGAACAACCGCGTCATGTCGTACTCCGTGGACGGCTACAACTGGGTGCAGGCCCTCAGCATTTCGCGGACGGACTGGATCGTGCCCAATCAGCTTGGCATCGCCGTCAACTCTTACTGCGGCTACTCGCTGAGCAGCGGCCAATGCGACACGGCCCTCACCCTGCTGCACTGGAGGCAATACTGATGATCGAGAAGTTCGCCAACTTTGCCGTCAACACGCTGTCGGCCTCAATTGCGACAACGACTGCCACCATCTGCTCGGTGACGGACCCGTTCAGCTTCCCTGCCGGCGGCAGCTTCCGTATCAAGATCGACGACGAAATCCTCATCGTCACGGAGGTCTCCGGCAACACGTTCACCGTCACGCGCGGGGCCGAGGGCACCGTGGCGGCAACCCACGCCAGCGGCGCGGTCGTGCGGCATTTGCTCACCAAAGGCGGCTTGGAGGCGCGGGTCGCCAACCGGTTCATTTCAGACATCTACGACAACAAACCGGCGGCCGGCGTCAAGGGACGCTTGTTCCTCCCCACGGACGGCATCTTCATGGAGTACGACGACGGGGCCGCCTGGCACAAGTACGGGCCGTACAAGCGGCTCAAAGCGCCGCCGCAAACGGGATGGTCGTGGGTCAACCAGGGCAACGCCACGGCGACCTTCGTGGGCGGCGCGCTGGTGCTCGAAGACCCCGACCTCGACGCTACGACTCCACAGCTTCGGCTTTACGTCCGCTGCTTGGGCGTGGGCGTGACGAGCGTGGCGGTGGCTTTCACGTACAACGGCATCGGGACGGACTACCCGATCATGGGCCTTTGCTCGCGGTGCGTCGGCGGCTCGGACGATGGGAACTTCACGGGTTGGGGCCTCCGGCTTCAGCCCTCGCCGAGCAACCCCATGACCTTCCTGCACTTCAAGCACTACACGTCACCCACGGCCATTGAATCGAGTCCTTCGACGGACGGCCACCAGTTGTTTCCCATGCGGCTGTTCTGGGTGAAGTATTCGTGGGAGGGGAACTACAAACGCTGGTACTTTTCCCAGGATGGCGTGTGGTGGACGAAATGGTACGAGGATACCTTCTCCTCCTACAACACGCCGAGCCAGTTCGGCGTCTTCATCGACCCGGTGAACAACGCCCAAAAGGTGTCGATGTCCCTGGTCCACTGGGAAGAAGCCTAAGAGGGACCACCGATGGCCTACGAACGATTTGCAAACGGCGGACTCTCTTCGCTCTCCGCGGGGATCGGCAGCAACGATCTCAGCCTGACGGTGAAGTCGGCCGCCGGCTTTCCCACCGGCGGCGACTTCCGCATCCTCGTCGAGAGCGAGATCATGCTGGTGACGGCCGTGCAGGGCAACGTCTTCACCGTCACGCGGGCGCAGGAAGGGACCAGTGCCGCCAGCCACGACGCCGATGTCGCCGTCAATCACGTCCTGACGGCCGGTGCCCTGGCGCGGCGGGAGGCCGAGCAGTTTGCCGCCGGGGCCATTGCCGACCGTGATGCAGCGGGGCAAGCCGGCCGTCTCTATCTGCCGACCGAGGGCCTCGTGCATCAAGACAACGGCTCGCTATGGGACACGCTGCCCTTGAACAAGGTGACGCCGCCCAGCAGCGGCGACTTCACCTGGGTCAACCAGGGAACCGCCACGGTCGCGGACACGAAGGGCATCCTGGTTGTGACCGCGCCAAGCCATGCGTCGGCGGACGGCCTGCACTGTCTGGTCAAGTCGGCTCCGGCCACGCCCTACAAGATTACCGTGGGCTTCTTGGCGCAAGACCCGCTCTATCTCAATGCGTGGAACGTCCCGCAGTTCGGCGTCTGCTGGCGAGAAAGCAGTTCGGGCAAGCTGCTCACTTATGGCTGGGGATCGAGCAACTACCCCAAACTCTTCCTGTACGCCTGGTGGACGAACGAGACGACCCTTCAAGGCAGCCAGTACAACTTCAGCGCGCCGACGATGGCACCCTACTGGGTTCGCTTCGGAGACGACGGCACCTACCGGACGGTGGAAATCTCCAGCGACGGGTTCAACTGGGTGCCGGTCCAGCCTCCCCAAGGGCGAACGGTTTTCCTTACGCCGAACCAGGTCGGCTTGTTTGCCAACAACTGGAAGACCTCGTATGGCATCCCGCGCGTGGTCTCCGTTCTGCATTGGAGGGAAACCTGATGGCCGAGCAGTTCAAGAATCTTGCCAGCACCACGCTGAGCGAAGACATCGACGATGCGGCCACCGAGTTCGACGTGGCCAGCGCAATGGGCTTCACCGGCGGCAACTTCCGCATCCTGATCGACAACGAGATCATGCTGGTCACGGGCGTCAGCGGGACGACATTGACCGTCTCGCGCCACCAGGAAGGAACGTCGGCCGTCGCCCACGGCACCGGAGCGGACGTGAAGCATGTCCTGACGGCCGGGGCACTGGACGCCCGCGACCAGAACGACTTGGCGGCTTACGATGCGCTGGCCAGTCGGCCCGCGGCCGGGGTGCCGGGGCGCATCTTCCTGCCGACCGATGGCCTGTTCCTCGAACGCGACAATGGTGCGGCCTGGGAAAAGTTCGGCCCGATCTGGCCCATGACGCCTCCGGCGGCGGCCGACTTCGGGACGTGGGTGAATCAGGGAAGCGCGACCATTGTGGACAACAAAGGGGCGATCTTCCTGGATTCAGGTCCGGCCACCAGTGGCGAGAACCTGCGCTGCCAGGTCAAGGCGTATCCTGCCGCGCCCTTTACCGTGGAGATGGCCTTCCTGGTCAATGCCTGGGGCTACGGGGGCGCATACGCTACTGCCGGCCTGTGCATCCGAGATTCCGGGAGCGGCAAGATTGTGGCCTACGGCGTTGGCGGCAGTTCGAGCAGCATGGAGACAAGGGGCGTCAAGTACAACAGCCCCACCTCGGTAAGCGGCGAAGTCACCGGCTGGCCAAGTAATCGACATTGCTACGACTCGCCGCTGATCTGGTTGCGGTATTACGACGACGGCACCACCAACCGCGTGATCTCGTTCTCGCACGACGGCATCAACTGGACGCAGATGGTGAGCATCGTGCGGACGGATTGGATAACGCCCAACCAGATCGGGATAGGCGTCAACTCCTATGCCGGCTATTCCTCGTCGAGCGGTCAGGTCAACACTGGCATGACCGTCCTCAGTTGGAGGCAATACTGATGACCGAGAAGTTTGCCAACAACGCTACGACTACGTTGTCCGCCGCGATTGAGACGCCGACCGCCACCAGTTGCACGGTGACGGACGCCTCGGCGTTTCCCGCCTCGGGCAGCTTTCGCATCAAGATCGACGGCGAAATCCTAATCGTGACCGGCGTGGCCGGCAGCACGTTCACCGTCACGCGGGGTGCGGAGGGCACCGTGGCGGCCAGCCACGACAGCGGGGCCGACGTGGTTCACCTGCTCACCAAAGGCGGCTTGGAGGCGCGGGTCGCCAACCGGTTTGTCTCGGACATCTACGCCAACAAGCCGGCCGCCGGGGTGAGGGGGCGGCTGTTTCTTCCCACGGACGGCCTCTTCTTGGAGTACGACGATGGGGCGGCCTGGCACAAGTACGGGCCGTATAAACGCTTCAAGGCTCCGCCGCAAACCGGGTGGGAATGGGTCAATCAGGGCAACGCCACTGCAACCTTCGTTGGCGGGGCGTTGGTTCTCGAAGACCCCGACCTGGATACCATCGCTCCCGAACTGCGGCTTTACGTCCGGTCGCTGATGCCCGGCGTGCAAAGCGTCGTGGCGGCCTTCGCCTACAACGGGGCGGCTTCGATGAACGGCCCGAAGTGCGGTTTCGTCTCGCGTTGCACGGGCGGGACTACGGACTACGGGAACTTCACGACCTGGGGCCTGCGCTTCTGGCAGACCAGCACCTATCCGTTCCTCGAAAACGTCAATTACTACTCGCCAACCGCTTCGGAGTCCACGCCCACGGCAGACAACCGGACCCTCTGGCCGCTGTGGCGCGTGTTCTGGGTCAAATTCTCCTGGGAGGGGAACTACAAGCGCTGGTACTGGTCAACAGACGGCGTGAATTGGATCAAATGGGGCGAGCTTACCTTCGATTCGGCGAACGCCCCTAATCAACACGGCATCTTCATCGACCCGCTGAGCAACAACAACAGGATTTCCCTGACGTTGCTCCATTGGGAAGAGAGCTAAGCGATGGCGCTGACCAGCAAGCTAGGCACTGGCGACTCCCTGCTGGCGAACGTCGAGTTGGCGTTTGCCGGTGCCGCCCCGAGCGCGCCGGCAATCACGACGCAGAGCGGGCAACTCGGTGGTCAACTGGGAGCTACGATTCTCGCCTCGGCGGGCGGGGAAGGTCGATTGACCTTCAACGTCTCGGCCGCGAGCGCGCTTTCGCTTGCGCACACGGCGGCATCCGATCCGACCTTCGCAGCCCATTCCACGCCGGATTGGGTACTCGGTGGGCACGACTCGCAATTCGGCGGCCTGGTGCCGGCCTTCGATGGCGCGCCGCCCTCGCTTCCGACGCCCACCACGCAGAGCGGTCAACTGGGCACGGCCCTGGGTGACGTGGTTTTCGGCCTGGACGGAGTAGCCGGCCCTCGGGTCTTTCATCTTTCGGCCGAAAGCGCGTTGGCGATCGCGCAGACGGCCGATCCTACTCCAACCTTCGCACCCCGTTCGTCCCCTCGTTGGGTCTTGGGCGGCCAGGATTCCTGCCTGGGCGGCGTGACGCTGGCCTCTGATGGTCCAGCCGACGCCCGGCCGTTGACCGGCAGCCTGACCGGGAAACTGGGCACGGCCAACTCGCTGCTGGGCGGCGTGCGTTTGGCTCTCGGCCTGCAAGAGGGCGAGGGCACGACGGCCTTCGTCTACGCCGATGCCGCCAGCGAATTGTCGCTGTCGCAGACGGCCGCAGCGGCGGTCGCCCGGCCGGCAACGGCAGAATCGGTACTCAGCTTGACCGATGCCGCCGGCCGAAACAACCTCCTTAGCGTTTCGGCTGCATCGCCGATCAGCTTGACGGACGCCGCTGGCCGCAACAGCCTTCTCGACGCCAGTGCCCTCTCTACGCTGAACCTGGACACGGCGGCCGGCTTTTCGGTTGCAAGGGCGGTGGTGGCGTCGAGTAATATCCCCATGACCGATGCGGCCGGATTCAAGGCCGTGCGGTCGCTGTCGGCCGAGAGCGTTGTCGCTCTAACCGATGCCGCCGAGATGACCGGCCGAACGGTCTTTGACGTTGCCGCCGAATCGCTTTTGGGATTGAGCATCGAAGCAGGTTTCACAGTGGCTTACGCCGTCGCGGCGTCCAACACGCTCGACTTGGACGGTGCGGCTGGGCGCAACAACATATTGTGCGTCGGTGCCGAGTCCGCGATCAGCCTGACGGGCACGGCCGCGCGCAACCAGATTCTCCCGGTCAGTGCCGAGTCGATCCTCAGCCTCGGCGCGACGGGCGAACAAGTCGGCCGATTGTTGGAGGCGGCGGCAACCAGCGAGTTATCGCTGACCGATGCGGCCAGCGCCATCAAAACCGCCGTCCACAACGCGGAGTGCTGGGACTGGGTTTTCCTCTACGACGAGGCCGCGGTGAGCGTGGTGCGGAAGGTGTCCGCACGGAACACGATCAATCTGGTCCAGACCGAGCACACGGCCCGACCCTGGCACTTGTCCGCTGAAAGCCCGTTGCAGACGGTCGGCTACCAGTACGATCAGGCGACCGACACGTTTTATCCAGTCTACGAGGGACTGCGGGATTCGGCCCATCCGGCTCGGCCGCTGGCGACCTCGGTCCACCAGGCGATCTCGTTGGCGCAGTTGGCCTCGGCGGTTCGCGTCAAGCCGACCGCGATCAGCGTTTCGGCCGAAAGCGTCCTGGACCTGCTGGGCGAAGTTCGCCTCAACCAGACCGGCGGGGCCGGCAACTGGCTGGCACTGGGCCAGTCGGCCACGGTAAACAAATGCAAGATCGTGCGCTCGGTCCTGGACCTGTCGCAGGCGGCGGCCGTGCTGGTCAGCGTCCCCCGCGGGGCGGCCTCGGCCCTCGGCTTGCAGCAGGCGGCGGCCTACACCATCGTCTCGCGGGGTGCCCTCCAACGGTACAGCCCGTTCGTCGGGGCCGGGGCGGATGGATCGCCGACGCCGCCCCCGCCGCTGTTGGAAGCGCCGGAGCACGTCGCCCTGCCGTTCCAGTTGTTCTACCCGGCCGAAGGCGTCGTAACGGATTCGGTCGTGCTGCGGGCACCGAACTTCGGCAACAAGGATCGCCTTGCGTTCAACCGCATCCTCCGGGAGACACGAGGCGGCACGCTAATCGTCTTCGCCGATCCGATCTGGCCGAAGATTCAGACTCTCGTGCTGACATTTTCCGGCCTACGCAACGCTCAGACCCGGCAGTTGCTCGCCTTCCTGGACGCGCACCTCGGTGAAGAGATCGGTCTGCTGGATTGGGAAGGCCGGACGTGGAAAGGCATCATCACGACGCCAGCCGACGCAGTAGTCCAGGACGGCAAGGATAGCTACACCGCCAGCATGGAGTTCGAGGGTGAGTTGGTGCCGGCATAGTGCCAACTTGGTGCCAACTCAGTGCCTAGCGAGGAGAGCCCCATGTTCACGCTTGCAGCCCCGTACCCGATGCTACAGACCACGACGCTGCTGCCCAACCCGCAGTTCAGCAATCAAGAGAGCCTGACCGCGACCGTCACGCGCAAGACGGCGATGGACGGCACGCGCTACGCCTACGTTAAGCGCAAAGGGGACCGGCGAAAGCTGAAGTGGACCTTCCGCATGATGCGAAATAAGGGCCTCGAACTGCGGGCCTTTCTTTTCGACTATTTCGCTTCAACGGTGAAGGTGATCGACCACGACGGGCGAATCTGGATCGGCAACTTCACCAACAACCCGTTCGAGTTTGAGACGACGGGCCGAGCGGCACCGGCCATTGCGCCGATGCCGTTCGGCGAAGCGCAAATGATCGACTTGGAGTTTGAGGGAGTAGAGCAGTGAGAAACATATCCCCCGCTGGACTGGCGAAGCTGGCGGCCCGCTGCGGCACCGAACCCATCACCATCATCGAAGTGGATTGGGTGAACGGCAACACGGCCGTCTACGCCGACCGCGACGTGAGCACGATCCCTGGGCGGATCATCGAGGTCGGCGATCTCGATAACGTCGTCAACGTGAGCGACAACAGCGGTTCGCAGCAGCTTTCCATCACGCTGGACGACACGGACGGCACGATCAAGGCCATCCTGGATAGCCACGACGTTCACAAGCGGACGGCGCGGGTCTACCAGTATTTCAGTGGACTCGCGCTGTCCGACAGGTTCCTGCTGTTCGCCGGCAAGGTGAGTTCGCCCATTACGTGGAGCGAGCGGGATCGGACGGTCAAGTTCACGATCCTCTCGCAGCTTGAGGACAAGGAAATCGGCTTCTCCGCGGAAGAGGGGCAGTTTCCTTACCTGCCGGCGGACATGGTGGGAAAGGCGTGGCCGATGATCTTCGGCAAGGTGGTCAACTGCCCCGCACTGCAAGTCAACAAGGCCGTGTCCGGCACCACGCTGACCGCCACGGGCATCCTCAGCGGGATGCAGTTGTGGGAGACGCTTTCGGACGGGGCCGACGACTCGCAGTTCACCATGAGCCTGTTGGTGATGCTCGCGCAGATCAGCCACTTGAAGAAAGTGAAAGACTGCTGGGCACCGGCCTTCCACCCGGCCGTGGACCGGAAGAAGGCGGACGATCTCCAGAAGCAGATCGACTCGCTCAACCAACAGGTCCAGCAGGCGATCGCGCGGCAGAGCAAGCAACGGGCCTGTGCCCTGGCCCGCAAGCGGCAGCAGATCGACGAGGCCAACGCCAAGGGCGTCGGCGAGAACCCCGTCCATATCCTCGGCGGAGAAGACTTCCCGCAGAACAAGGCGATTACGCTGAACATCAACGGCGGCCTGTTCACCGGCCATTTCGAGGGCGACCTGTTCTACGTGACCAGCCGCACGCACCCGGCGAATGATGCGGCGGCCCAGGCCGCCTACACGGAGAAGACCACCGAGCCGGCGGTCTGCAACGAGCCGACGCAGACGACCTACTACCGCTGGGAAGATGAGGTGCCCAATGGCTGCGGCGACGGCTTCCCCAGGGGCAACAAGATTCTCGACCAGGGCGTCGTGATTACCAACACGAGCGCTACGGTCAGCGAAATGGACACTTCGCCGGTGGCCCAGCACTTTTGGGTCGATCCCGGCGCGAGCGTCACGCTCGCCAGTGACGAGCCGATTACCTACATCGCTTCCATCGTGCCGGGCACGGTCCTGGCGGTGCGGGCCTACAAGCAGCTTACCGGCGAGCGCCGTCTGGTGGACGTGCCGACCGACCTGTACACGGTCCAGACGAAGACCTACGGGACGGTCACGGCGGTCGAGATCGTCGTCAACAAGCCGCTCTCGACGATCACCGACCAAGGATGGAGCGACGATCTCTACGTCACGTTCGAGTCGAACGTCGGCCCGGACATCGTGGACATCCTCAAGTACCTGATCTCCCACTACACGGACCTGGCGTGGGACACCGCCAGCTTCAACCACGTTCAGACGAAGCTCGCTCCGTTCCCGGCCAACTTTCCGATCCTGGACCGGAAGAACACCATCGACGTGTTGCAGGAACTTGCCTTCCAGGCTCGCTGCGCCATTTGGATCAGCAACGGCAAATTCTACTTGAAGTACCTGCCGGAGCAGCCCGTCCCGGCCGACACGATCCGGGTGAGCGACATCGACGCCGAGAACGGCATCGAAGTCGAGTTGACGAGCACGGAAGAAATCGTGACGAAGATGAAGGTGAAGTGGCGGCTGAGTTGGGCCGCCGCCTCGGATCGGAAGCAGGACACGAACGAAAAGACCATCATCCTCCGCCACAACGTCGCCAAGTACGGCACGCAAGAGCGGGAATACGACTGGTACATCTTCAATCAGCCCGACATCGCGTACAAGTGCGCGACGTTTTGGCTGATTCGCAAGTCGAACACCTGGAAGCGGATCAAGTTCAAAACCTTCCTGAACAAGCTGAACCTGGAAACGTTCGACGCCGTGACGTTGGACTTCGCCGGCCAATACGTGGCAAGCGGTCCCGTGCTGGCGATTGTGGAGAAGGCCAACTACAACTCGGCGGACAACCTGGTGGATTTCGAGTGCCTTGTGCCGGTCTTGTCCGGGAAGATGGAGCAGTACCGTTTCTTCTGGCCGGCGGCCTTGCCGGAGAGCGACACCTGGCCGCCCGCCGACGAGATCGCGGCGGGGCAGGCCGGAGGCGGCGGCATCGGCGGAGGGGCGACCGGCAGCCTGCCCGTGGGCGACACGTCGGCGATTCCCGCCAGCAGCATCGTTTTCGTAGGCGGGCCGAACGTCGTCTTCAAGGCCCGTAGCGATTGGGGCGACAGCACGCCTACGGACGCCGGCTTTGCCGCCCAACCCGTGGTCGATAGCTCCACCTACATCAACCTCTCGCCAGGATCGCGGCCGAGATTGAACCTGAACGTCTACAAGCGGCGCGGCCTGCCGGCCATCACTCCGTACAAGACGACGACCACGGAGGTCACGGTTGATCTCCACAAGACGAAGGTTCTCGACACATCCGGGGACGAGCCGAAGGTGGCCTCCTTGTCGTCGATCTTCCACGGCATCAATGAGGACGGCGATCTGACGATTGACCGCTCGGCGCTGGTCGCCGACGACGAGCATGAGGAAGGCCAGCCGTTGTCGGACGTGCTCAAGAACGGAGACGACTATCTGGCGATCCGCACGGACGTTTCCATGTGGGACTCGACCTACGGCGAGCACGAGTTCGATTTCGCCTTCGACTTTATCACCGAGAAGTTCGGTGCGGGGACCGCCTTCCTGCAAAGCGAGGAGTGAGTCATGGCCGCCCTCTATCCTCTGACGCTTGACGCTTGGAACAGTCTGCTCGGGCGAATCAATAGCCTTGCCTCCTATCCGCCCGAGGGCTGCGATCCGGTAGCGCCGCTATCGCTTGTCAGTGCGCCGCACAAGTGGAGCGCGCGGGACATCACGGCGGCTCAGGACAAACTCAAGGAGATCTGCTCGGACAATACATTCACGACGCCCACTGCTGGCGTGCCCGGTGGCAAATGGCGGAAGCTCTACATCGACGAGGTGGATGCGGCCATCGACAACGGCTGGTGCAACTGCGAGCCGCAGTTGCCGTGCTGCATACCCAACGGGCAAGGAACCGTCTGGATCGAAGGCCCCGGCGGCGGCTATTACGTGACCATCCCGTATTGGCAGGTCATCGAGCAGTACCTTTTCGGGAACATCGACTACGGGGCGGCGGAAGCGGCCCTTCCAGAAGGCGTCATGGCCCATTTGGTCGAATGCTACGGCAGCGGTCAGGGCTACATTGCCCACAGCTACCACCACGCTCATTGGGTGAACTGCGTCTACCGGGACTACTGGCTGGACAACGGCGCGCCGAGAGGAGACGAGTATTGGAGTACATGCGGTGAAGACCCGGATGAAGTCACCTACCTGGGGCGAGTGCCGTCCCTGGCTTCCAGCTATGGGAGCAGCACGTCGGTTGGATCGACCACCTATTACGATCAGCCGATGTTCACTCAGTATCTCTACGACTACATTGAGCACCGATGGTATGAAAGCCGATTGATCGGATACTTCGAGGTCGATGCGTACTGGTATTACTTCTCGTACTGGTCGCTGTTCCAGTGCCCGGCGTAAGGCAGCCGTCCGCGGCCTGTCCGAACGATGAAAAGCGAGATATGGGCGGCGAAGACGCGCCAGGGTCAAGTCGCGGCAAGTAGATTACGGTGCAAGCGGCAAGTGCGGTTGGACAAGGTGCCCAGGTGACTATCGCCGGGGCACTTGTCGTTTCTTGAGAGGAGCATCTTATGGAAAGCGCGTTTGCTTGGCTGAACCAGTTGTTCCAGGCGGTCTACCAATTCTTTCCCCGCATCCTCATTGTGCGGGCCACACACGGCGGCGTGAGATGGGTGCGCGGCAAACGAGTCAAGCTGCTCGTGCCGGGGCTGCACGTCTATTGGCCGCTCACGACGGACGTGGAAGTCATCGTGACGGCCCGACAGACGCTCGCCATCCCCGATCAGGTGATGGCCACCAAGGATGGCACGAAGGTCGTCGTCAAGACGCTCGTGGTCTATCGGATTCCCGATCCCGTGCGGGCCATCGGCAAGCTGAACTGGGACGTGGACACCACGATCAACGACCTGACGCAATCCGCCGTGGTCCGCGTGATTGCCACGCACACCTATGACGAGATCATGGCGGGCATCCGAGACGAATCGCTCACCAAGACCTTGACCAAAGAAGTCCGCCGTGAGTTGCGGCAGTTCGGCGTCCACGTCACCCGCTGCAAGCTGGTGGACTTCTCCGACTGCAAGGTCTACAAGCTGCTCACTTCCCAGGCGGATCGCCAAGGGATGGCGACGCACCAGTTCTATCAGTAGCCGTGGGATCGGCGAGGGTTCACCGATGTCGGTCAAGACTCCTGTGGCCGCTGGGCCTCGCCCTCGCTGTCAAAGTGCTCCTTGATCCCCTTCAGCCAATCAATGACCTCGCTCGGAGTATGCGCCGACGGGTCGATCTCGCCGCGATACCGCCAGTCGGTCGTGTGGTCCCGGAGGATGGGGTACAGTTGTTCCCAATTCTCCAAAACGCTGAATTGACCTGATGCTTTTCGGCTGCGCTCAACGTAGCCCATGTCGAGGGGCACGCCGAAGTATTCCAAGCCGTCCTTCCAAGTGCTGTCAATGACCAGGCCATCGCGTGTGGCGCACCAGGCGTGGAGTACCGGGAAGGACTTCCAATCGTCCCATCCTCGGATCGCATACCCTTCGACGTAGATCAGCTTCCGCCGCCGCGCCAGGCGGAAGGCGTTGTCGAAGCACTGCCTGAAACTGCCCGTCCTGATCCCTTTGGGTCTCGGCTGCGGAGTGAAGGGACGCCCGTTCGCTAGGACGAAGTGTTCGGGATTGTGGTACAGCCAGTCGCTTCGGACATCGCTCATCGCCGCGTTTCCTCCGGCCTCGCGGTCACTTCGGCCCGTTGGCGAGCACTGCCATGAGGTCGTCGTCGCTCAAGCGGCGGCGCGTGGCTTTCGTGCCGGTCTCTCGTTCATAGGCGTCGATGGCGGCGTCCCATTCGGCCACGTCCATCGTCGTGCATTTCGACTCGTTCTCGGTGGAGAGAAGCAGACCCGTCTGCTCGTGGGCGTGGATAAGGGCCGGGTCGATCCTGGCCTTCTTCATCGCCTGGATGGTCTGGTGCTCGATCCACTCCAAGGGCGGTGCCCCGTCGAACAGGCGATCTCCTGGTCCCGGTTCCCGGCCGTGGGAAGCAACAAAGAGGCCGTTGAGCATATCGACCATTTCTTCCGGGACCGGCACCCGGCGGAGAATCTGGCCGTCCTCGTCTTCAACCCAGTCGAACTGTCGTCCGTAGCAGCAACTCTTATACTTCCTTCCGCTACCGCAGGGGCACGGGCTGTTTCGTCCTATCCTCGTCGGCATGAGCGCTATCCTCCCCGCAAGGATAGCACGCCCTCTGCGACCCCGACAGTCGGCACTTCCCGGAATGCCGAACGTAGGACAGAATTGCGCGATCTGGACGCGCCAGTCAGGAGAATCGGCGCGTGGGACAGGCGTGACATTGACCCGGCGCGACTTCCTGCCCGAACGCCCCTGCCGCTTGCTCACCGCAAATGCCGGCAATGGTCAGCACGCCGTCAACAACTGCGATTCTCAGCATCCGCAGCTTACAGGGCGGCCAGGCGGGATAGAGCCGATTGCCCTCCTGGCGGTAGCCGAGGATCGCGGGTGGAGGGCCGGGGAACTCCAGAGAGCCGTCGGAGTGGACGACGGGACGACCGTGGGCCATCTCCACGTCCGGGAGTGCTTCTTCGACGAGGGAGTAGATGCCGGCAGCCGAACCGCCGGAATAGCACAGGTAGTTGCAGCCGCCCGTTGCTTTGGGACGGGGGAGGTCTTCGGGGCAGTCGCACGGCATGGCTTTCACCACAGGTCTCGGGGGCAATGCTCCGTGGCCATCCTGATCTTGTTCAGGACGGCGACACCGCTGTCGGCGACCCGGCAGCCACAGCCTCGGCAGATGTGCTTCTCGGAGTCATACCACTTGCACGGCTTGCAGTGCTCGTGGAATATCCGCTCGACATCCTTGTCGGAGCGCTCCGGCCGACCGGCTGCCGTCCAGCGGGCCAGGGCCTCGGTGTAGGAGACGGCCCGACGAACTAATCCCGGCGTCGTGGGCGGTTCAGAATGTGGCAAAGGCTGAGACAACGGCGCAAGTGGCGGCTCGGGCTGCGATGATTCACCCGCCGCCGCAGCGGTCGGCATGGGGTCAAGGCCGAGGCAGCGACGGCATTCCGTCTCTCGCACCGGTCGCTGAAAATGGCCCTTCGTAGGATTGTTGCACTTCGCGTGCATGTCCGCGCCGGTAAGGCGCTTCGGACAAGGCGGGTACTGGTTCTTTTCAGATGTTGACATTGGGCGTCCCCTCAGAACATCCGCAGCATGGCGTGGTAGACCTCCGCCTCGGCAATGCAGTCGGCCAAGGCATCGTGGGGATTCGTGTTGACGATCCCCAACTTCTTGCACATGGCACCCAGGCCGACGAACGGGAACGGCACCGGCTCGCCCGCGAAGGCGGCCTTGTCGTTGAGCGAGATCGCGTAGAGCATTCCGTCGCGGGCGTGGCTGTGGAACAATAGGTCCATTTCCTCCACGCCGAGCCAGGCTTTGAGGAAGCTGGACTCGAAGGCCCAGTTGTGGGCCAGCGGCACGAGGCACTTCTTGAAGGGGAGCTTCAAGTTCAAGAACCAGTCGTGAAGCCAATCCGCCACCTGTTCGGCCTCTGGGGCGTGGAGCAGAAGTTCCGTCATGGGAATCTTGTGCTTATGTTTCGCGCCGGCCGATTCCCGCTCAGGGTGCTTAGGCTTGACGCGGGTGTAGAACGGCCGCACGCTGACAAGGGGCCTGAAGTCCGAGTCCAGCGGCACCACGGCAATCTGGATGATCTCGTGATAGCCGGGCCGCGTGCCGGTAGTCTCCAAGTCCACGGCGGCCATCAGGCAACCGTTGAGATGGACCAGACCGGGATAGACAACGGAATCAGCCACGGCGGGTCTTCCTCCCCTTCCTGACAGGCTTGCGCGACGGCTCACGGGCGGCCGACTGGTAGTTGGGCATGTCGTTCAATTCCGCCGGCAACAGGCCGCGCTCGATCATCTCCTCGTAATGGATCAAGGCCATTGCGTTGAACATGATCGCCGCCAGGTGGTCCTCGTCCCGTTTTCCCTGCTGGTACTTCATTACGTGCCGCTTGAGCGAGGCCACGCAACGGCTGAAGGGCATCCCCTTTTCCCAATTGCGCTCGGCGTACTTCTTGGCACCCATGAGCAGCCAGTGCCCTTGCCGCTCTTCGGCGAAAGGGGAGATTAGGTCCGGCCGGGGCTTGTCATCTGCTGTGTCGCGGATCGCCATGCCCTTGCCGAAGGATTGCCGTTTGCCGCTGTCGGTCATGCCGTACCTGCTCATGGATCTTCTCCGAGGCTCTCTGAATCAGTGGGTGCAACGTCAACGATGTCGCCGCCGTACTCGTCGGCGAAGGCCGCTTCGTCTTCCGGCCGCTCGTCTACTTCAACTTCGGCGACGAACTCGGCCCGCAACACGGAGCGGGAAAGGAAGCCGGCGGAACGGTAAATGCGAAGGATCATTTGCGGTCCCCTTCCTTGGCCGGCTTCAGGGTCACATGGGAAACGAATTTCTGGTTGGCGTATCCAACCGTTGTCGAGTGGCGGACGGGCAATTCCTTGCTGACTCGCTTCTTGGACCAGGCGTGCTTTTCGTTGGGCGGGAGCCATTGCTGGAAGCGGTCGTAGAATTCCGCGAACGGCGTATGCTTGTCGGGTGTGGTTTCGCAGCACTCGGCGACGAAGTGCTCCAGTTCCGTTTGGTTTGCCTCTTCCGCGGAGAGCTTGCTGGCGGTCGTCACCACCGGCAGCCGGAGCCGGTCGATCATCGGTGGCAATTCCAGGTGCATCAGCGTGTGGAGGAAATGCGGGGCCTCCTGCTCAAGGAACGCCTCCATCTTGGGCTTGGCGATGCGTTGTTCGTCCAACAGATCGGCGACGTAGATGGCCGTGATGCGGGTGTCGCCGGGGAAGATCGGACAATTCTCCAGGCTGTTGGCCGTATGCACCCAATGGGTCGCGTTGGGCTGCTCGAAACTGTCCTGGCGCAGCTTGCGGATGGAGATGGTCCGGCCAGTCACCCATGCCTTGAGTCGTTCGCGGGCACCAGGGCATTTGGAGATGTCCACCTCTTCCACGGCACAGATGATTGCCCCGGAGAGTTCGCCGTTGAAACCATCGCGCCCTTCAAGCGGCCGTTTGGCCTGGACCACGCCTTTTGTCACCAACAGTTGCAGGGCTTCATGGAAAATGCTCTTGCCGCTGTTCTCAGGACCAAAGAAGAAGAGGTACGGCGTAGGTTGAAAGGGATCGCGGAAGGCGCAGGCGATCCAGGCACGGAGATAATCGGCCCCGCTACGGATGTTGGCGTTGATGGCCCAGGGCAGTTCCCGCAGCATCGGCGTCAGTTCGTGGCCGATGTGCTCGAAGATCAAGTCCCAATGCGGATGGTGGGGAATCTCGTCGTCGGCCAACTCGGCGGGCTTGTACTTGAACTGGGCGGCGTCCATGTTCCATTGCCGGCCGCCGGGGTATTCTTCGCGGAAGGGGAGGTTGACCAAGCGCCAGCCACGGGCCACGGCCCCGCCCATGATGGCCTCGGCGTCGGCCTTGGGCTGCCCCAGGTTTTGCAGGATCATCTTCACGTTGGCGGCCGGCTGCCGGACCCATTCCTTCTGCTTCTTCACGACCCAGCCGGCGTGCTCGACGGCGGCGGTCTCCAGCGCGCGGATGATTCCGTCGAATTCGTTAGAATCCAGGTCGCTGTCTTCCTTGGGGGCCGTCTTGATCTGGAAAATCTTGACGTACTTCCCTTTCTTCTCCTCCCAGCCTTTCAACGGCTCTTCGTCTTTCTTCTTCCGCTCGATCTCCACGACCAGCCGGCCGTCCTTGTGCGCCTTGAGCGTCACCTTGCGGTCCATGACGCTCGGGTCCAATTTGAGGTCTTCGCCCAGGCTTTTCGCGGCCTGGACGGCGGCCTCCGCCGAGGCAAAGACAAAGCCGCCTTGCTCGCGCTCCACACCGCCGAGCAACGTACACGCGGTCTTCAGGTCCGGGTAGCGGTTGAAGTGGCAAGTGGTCCAACCTTGACCGTCTTGGGTCCAGGTGTCGGCCTCGGCGATGCCGGGCGAGAAGCGATAGACCCTCCAAGCGCCGTTGGGCAGCGGAAACAAGAAACAGTTGGGCGTGCCGGGGTCGCGGCCCTCCGAGTTCGTCTTGAAGACGCCCACGAGCTTCAAGGCTTTGCCCTCCGGGCCGTTCAAGAGTTCGCGGAGCGCTGTGGTATGCGTTTGCAGGAGATGGTGGTCGGCCACCCAGAGCGTGGTGGCCCCAGAGCGCATCAGGGCCTCGATCTGCGCCTTGTGGCTGTCGTCCAGGGGAATGATCTTCCGGCTGGAGGCCAGGGCCTCGAAAGGGTCGGTGTCGTCTTCGGCGACCTCGTTGATGCGGACCTTTGTGCGGCGTCCCTTGACGACTTCAATATGGTCCCGCCAGTTGGCCGGCAAGTCGTTGAGGCACAGTCGCTTCTCAGCCGGCTTGATAATCTCCAGCCCGTGGTTCTCGGCCGACATCTTGCGGTGCCAAATCCACATGACGTGGCCACAGGCGTCGATCGCGCTGGCGAAGTCGAAGCCCACCTCGGCCGACATCATCCCCAGGATGCAGCGAGCCAGGGCGGCGTGCTCGGTGTGGTTGGCGGTCGGCACGCCAGCATCGTCAAGATAGACATAGAGGTGGATGCCGCCGCCGCCCGTGCTGCGGCGGACTTCGACGTAGGGCAGGGCGCAAGCGGCCTGTTTGACTTTCTCTAATTGGGCATCGTCGATGCCAATGCCTTGGGCGTGTCCGGTCAGGGCATCGAAGTCATAGCCGAAGTGCCGGGAGCAGCGGGCTTGCCAATCCCAGCCTGTCATCCCGATCCCTTCGGCATACAGGTCGAAGGGATAGCCGATCCTGTAGTCTTCCCACGTCGGGTCCGTGGCGGCGTTCTTCGGGATGCGAATGGAGTGCCAAGTGTCGCTGCCATTCGTCCAGGTGGACTTCTTCCCGGCCACCGGCTCGCCGTCGCCGGCCATCACGTTCACTTGCGTTTCCATCGCCGTGGACCAGCGATCCACCAGATCGGCATTGGCCAGCGTCTTGCGGGCTTGGAGGAAACTTTGGAGCGATTGGCTGACTAAGGGCATGACATCTCTCTGAATGGCCGCGTCGGTCGATCCGTAGTGGGCGTATAAACGCGCATGGCATCCGGCCTCGAAGAGCGGGCCGCGTAGACACCTATACAAGACTGCCAAAAGCTCGCAGTTTCCCAGAAATGTTGGGAAAAAACGGGACTTTGGCAGTCTTGTATAGGTGTCAACGTATGACGCGGATGCACCGATGCCCGAGCAACTGCCCGACGAGTTCCGGCTGATTTCCCTGGACCAGATCATCGAGCCGTGGGTCGTTCTGCGGATCGTGAACCGGGAGTCGATTGAGTACCTGGAACTACGTGATTCGTTGGCGGCGGTCGGCCCGCTGAATTCCATCTGCGTGCGGCCTTCCGTGCAGCGGCCCGACTGCTACGAAGTCGTGGACGGCCTCTATCGGTACACGGCCGCCGCGGAATTACGGCTGCCGTCGCTGCCCTGCATCGTGAAGCACAACCTCACGGACGACGACGTGCTGGCGCTTCAGATTCAGGCCAATGCCTTGCGGCCCGAGACGACGGCCGTGGAGTACGCGCGGCAGGTCAAACGGATCATGGACGCCCTCACGACCCGGCAGGGCATGGACGCAACGCTGGCCGACGTGAGCAATCTGATCCACAAAGGGACCGCCTGGATCGGCGACCAACTGAGGCTGCTAAGTCTGCGGCCGGACATCCAAAGGGCCGTGGAACGTGGCGAGATACCGCTGAAGTCGGCCTACACGCTCGCCAAGCTGCCGCGCATCCATCAGACGCAGTTGATGGAATTGGCGAAGACGGCCCCCGCACGGGAGTTCGTCCCCGTGGCGGCTTGCCTGCTCAAGCAGATTCAAGAGGCCGCCCGTCAAGGAAAACTGCACGACCTGTGCAAGGACTTCGAGCCGGTGCCTCACTTGCGGCCCTTGAAGGAAGTGCTGGCCGAGTACCGCGAGCATCAGCTTGGCGGTTTGGCACTCACGAAGGCTGGCTGCAAGACGCCGGTGGACGGCTGGTATCTGGCGCTGGAGTGGGCGCTGAACCTGGATGAGGAAAGCATCCGCCAGCAGCGAGAGAGAATCCTGGCGCGAAGTCGCGCGAATCTCTTGAGACGGAGGGTAGAGCCATGTGACGACAACGAGTGACCTACCTTCTCGACGCCTGAACTCTGAATCCCGAACCCTGAACCCTGAAAGAACAACCATGTCCGACACCGCTTTGGTTCCCATCAATCTCGACCAGCTTCCCTCCACCCAGATCGGCACCGACGACCAGTTCGCGGAACTCGCCAAGGGCGGCGACTACATCGGCCGGATGCAACTCTACACGAAGTCGAAGGCCAACATGAAGGGCCTCATTCCGCAGGGCCACTATGGCATCCCGGAGTCCGATGAAGAGATCATCGACCTGGGGCCGTCCGCGGACCTGCTCCCGCTGGCCCGCCGGCCGAAGGCCATCGACATGACCGACATGGAGGCCCTGGTCATCTCCTACGACATGGAATCCGAGGAGTTCAAGCGGATCGCCGCCAAGTCCACCGAAGCCGATTCGCACTGCCAGTACGGTCCCAGCTTTCTCGTCTACGAGCGGAGCACCGGCCGGTTCCTGGAGTTCTTCTGCGGCAACAAGTCGAGCCGCATCGAGGCGAAGAAACTCTTTCCTTTCCTTCCGCTCACCCAGACGGACATCGACGCCAAGGCGGTGGCCGGCAACGCGGTCGGCGATCTGAAGCCGCACGGCCCGATCCCCGTCACCTTGAAGGTCAAGGTGGCCGAGAACCGCAAAGGCACCTGGCACGTTCCCGTGGTGGTGATGTGCTCCACGCCATTCACCCGGCTGCCCGCCGACGATGTGATCCGCCGGGAGATTGTCAAGTTCCTTACTGTCAAGGACAACGGCGTCGAGAAGGTCCAGGACAGCAAGCCGGCCCGTGCCCGGTAGTCTCCTCTTTAGGCCGCGGGCGGCGATGGCGACCGCCCTCGGCTGCTCTTTCTCTTCCGCTTGGCCTCGGCCTAAGCGCGGCCTGACCGTGGGAAGCTGGAACAGGTGTGCCACGGCCTCAACCGGATTGTCGGTGAAGGGGATTCCAGCAAGCGGAGCCTTTGTGAAACCATGATGCCCGACGCCGTATTGATCCAAGTCCCCAGCATTGACTTCCGCACCTTCATTGGCCTCAGCCATAAAGTGTTGGGCCGCTCGCCGGCTGCGCCTTCGGATGCTTGCCGGCGGCAGCTATCGGATGCCGAGCGGTTCCTAAGCTGCTTGGCGGCGATGCGCGACGAGCGGGCACCCGTAGGACTGTCGCCCCATCTACTGAAGCACGTCTCGTTCAGCGCCTTCATCGGGGCCGACGAGCGGGACATGCTCGACATCCTTCAGCTTTGCGCGGGGATGTCGTTTGTCGTGGCAGAAACGGTCGTGCGGGGCGTCCAAGCGGCCGTCGTCACCGGCACTCTCTCCCAGTGGCGGGATGCTGTTGTCTCGGGATGCGGCAAAGGCGTCCCAACGCCCGTCCGGCACTGCTTCAACAAGTTGCACGGCCTCTTCACGGCCGCCGGCCTGAACGTCTGGGGCGACTACTCGCCCCGCAGCGCCCCGGACCAGACTTTTCTGCTCTTGGAAGACAAAAGGGGCCGGTAGCACTCCAGATTCAGGTCCGTTTTACGATCTCCCAGCGGAGTGACTGTCATTGCTTTCGAGTCAGCGCCTATCATGCAGCCCTTCTTCGAGCAGAACAACCTGAGCCTGTACTGCGGCAACTGCCTCGACGTGCTGCCTACGCTGCCCGAGGCATCGGTAGACTTCGTGGCGACGGACCCGCCCTACGGGCTCAGCTTCATGGAGAAGGACTGGGACCACGAGGTTCCTGGCCCCGAGTATTGGCGGGCCATCGCCCGCGTGTCCAAGCCCGGTGCTCTCTTGCTGGCGTTCGGCGGCACGCGGACCTATCACCGGCTGTGCTGCGCCATCGAGGATGCCGGCTGGGAGATTCGGGATGCGCTGATGTGGCTTTACGGCCAGGGGATGCCCAAGTGTGGCGACATCGGCAAACTGATTGACAAATCGAAAGGTGCGGAGCGACAGGTCATTGGCGACAAGCTCGACCGTCCCGGCTACCACCTGCACGAGGGCAAGGGGAACGGATGCTACGGCGGTGGCAACGGCCTTCATGCCCCTGGCACCGACGCTCGGCTTCGCGCCGCGCAGATAACGGCTCCCGCCACTCCCGAGGCCGCGCGGTGGACCGGCTGGGCAATGGCCCTCAAGCCGGCCTGGGAGCCAATCGTCCTGGCGATGAAACCGCTGGATGGCACGATTGCCCACAATGCCCTGACCTGGGGTGTGGCCGGCATGAACATCGACGCTTGCCGGATCGGCACCGAAAGCACGGTGCGCAAGCGCGGCGACAGCCTAACGGATGCCGGCTGGGCCAGCACGAATCGCTCACCTGTAGGCGGATCGGAGTGCGGACGTTGGCCGGCGAATCTGTTGCTTGACGACGAGGTGGCAGTCCAACTCGATGCACAGACCGGCACGCTAACCAGTGGCACCAACTGCGTCCGCACCAAGTCGGGCGACGGCTATCACGGTGGCATCGGCAGGGCGGGCGACGTGCAGGTGAGCTATGGCGACTCGGGCGGAGCGAGCCGGTTTTTCTACTGTGCCAAAGCGACGCGCACGGAGCGCGGGCCGGGCAACGACCATCCGACCGTTAAGCCACTGGGCCTCATGGAGTACCTGCTGACCCTGCTCTCGACCCCGGATGGCGGCGTGATTCTGGACCCCTTCGCTGGCAGCGGCACCACGCTTTTGGCCGCCAAGCGCCTGGGCCGCCGCTGCATCGGCGTCGAGTTGACCGAACACAATTGCGAGATCGCCCGAGGGAGATTGCATGTCGCTTGAGTCCGTGAAGGTTGAAGCCCAGACATCCAGCGGCACGAGGATTCGTGTGCCCGTGCTGTTGGAAAGAAAGGATGGCCGCATCTATTTCTGGGACGGCAAGGTCGGCACGAAGACTCGCTACGGGCTGATGGCGGAAGTCAAGGCCATGCGCGGCGCGCACTTCCACGGCTACGACGACGAGGGCGAGTACGCCAAGATCAAAGTGTGGTCCGTGGACGACTGCCAGCGCAATCGTTTCCAAATCGGCTATCTCTGCGGCGAGGATGTCTACGCCTGGTTCGACCGCCCGCTTGTGCGTCACGAGTACCGCCCGCTGATGCGCGGCGGCGTGCCGCAGAACTTCATGCCGCATCAGGCAGACATGGCCGACGCCGGCCTGACGTATCACTACCAGATATTCGGTGCCGAGATGGGCACGGGCAAGACCCTGGCCGCCCAGATGGTGATTGAGAAGTCGGGCGTCGATCTGGTGTGGTGGGCGGGGCCGAAGACCAGCATTCCGAACATCAAGCGTGAGTTCAAGCTGTGGGGTTTTCCCTTCGACCGCATCCAGGTGGAGTTCTTCACCTATGAAGGTCTGGTCCGCGTTATGGACGAGTGGGACGGCTCGCAGACCTTGCCGCGGTTCTTCGTGGCGGATGAATCGAGCCGGTGCAAGAACGACACCTCGCAGCGCTCCAAAGCCTGCCAGAAGCTCGCGGACCTGATCCGCACGACGTTTGGCCACGAGGGCTACGTGATCGAGATGTCGGGCACGCCGTCGCCGAAGACGCCGTGCGACTGGTGGAGCCAGTGCGAGATTGCCTGGCCGGGCTTCCTGAAAGAGGGCAGCCGCCGCGCGATGGAAGAACGCTTGGCCTTCATGGTTGAGCAGCAGTTCGATGCCGGCAAGTTCAAGAAGCGCATCGGCTGGAAGGACGACCAGAGGAAATGCGCCCAGTGTGGAGAGACGTTCGAGGAGGGACCGCACGAATTGGACGGCGTAACGGACCCGGACAGCTACCACAAGTTCGTCGCCAGCACCAACGAGGTTGCCTACCTCTACGACCGGCTCAAAGGGCTGGTCGTCATCAAGCACAAGAAGGACTGCCTGCAACTGCCGGAAAAACGATACCGGAAGGTCGTTTGCAAGCCGTCCGCCAGCACGTTGCGCGTGGCCGAGGCCCTTTTCGGCGCGGCACCCAACGCCGTGACGGGCATGACCCTGCTGCGGGAACTGAGCGACGGCTTCCAGTACCGCGAACAGCAAGACGGCGTGACGAAATGCACGCATTGCGCGGACGGCACCGTCGCCGAATGGGTGGACCCGGACGATCCCGAGGCCACTTACCAGGCCATCGACTTGCTGGACCCCGAGTTGAAGGCCCGGTTGGTCAAGCAGACCGTTCCTTGCCCGGCATGCGGCGGCAAGCGGGAAGTACCGCGGATGGTCCGTGTTGCGCGGGAAGTCCCGTGTCCGAAGGACGCCGCCCTGAAGATGCTGTTGGACGAGAACGAGGAAGTCGGGCGGTTGGTGATCTTCGCCGGCTTCACCGGCTCGGTGGATCGCATCGTCAGGCTGTGCCTCAAGGAAAAGTGGGACGTGGTGCGCTGCGACCAGGGGAACTTCCAGGTGTTTCGCGCCAAGAGCGACGGCCCGGACGGCGCGTTGGCAACGGAAGAAGAGCCACTGGACTACTGGGCCAACTTGGAAGGCCACGGCAAGGTTGCTTTTGTGGCCAACCCGGAGTCAGGCGGCATGAGCCTGACGTTGGTGGAGGCCCGCATGGCGGTGTACTGGTCCAACAGTTGGAAGCCGGAATACCGGGTGCAAAGCGAAGACCGCATCCACCGCAAGGGCATGGACGAGAACCTGGGATGCACCATCGTGGACCTGATCCATCTGCCGAGTGACAGCCGCGTGCTCGACGTGATCCGCGCCAACCGGAAGTTGGAGCTAATGACGATGGGTGAATTCCTCCAAGGCGTCGATTGGAAGGATGCCGGTGAAGAAGGCGAGATGTCGGTGGAGGAGGTCGCATCGTGAGTCGTGTTCGATGCCGAATTGTGCTTGCCGTGGGCCGATATGAGCGTGCCGTCACGCAAACATCCGTGCGAAGCGTGTTGCGATGGGTCTTGTCGGATTCGCTTTGCGATTTGGAGTTCGTGAAACCGGATGAAGACGTGGCCGTCGAGTGCGAGGCTGTAGTTCTCTTGGAGTCTTGTTTTCGATATTGGGGCCATGACGAAGCCGTGGGCGACACCATTGTCACGGACCTCGTTCAGCACTTGCGGCCGGAATACGACAGCCAAGTAGAAGTTGAAGTCACCTACGAGCCTGAAGACCCTTTCGGCGATTCGTGTGACCATGTTTGGGACGACGCGGGCGATCTTGGGAAGTTCGGCCGAATTCGACGAGTCTGGCATTGATCTGCAAAACCTTCTCTGACCCCTGGAGTTGCAACGATGAAGTACGTGCTGTTGGTCCTGACCCTGATCGCCCTGGCTGCCGGCCCGGCGGTCGCCGGTGTCCCCGATGACTTGCAGAAGGTGAGCGTCACCATCAAGGCGGGCCGCGCCCAAGGCTCCGGCACCCTCGTCACCCGGCAGGTAGGCGACGATACCGTGACCTTCATCTGGACAGCCGCGCATGTCATTGATGGCCTCCGCACCACGCGCACCGTGGTCACGCCGCAAGGAACCCCGAGGATTCTCGTCGAGTACAAGGACGCCGAGATCGTCCAGGAACGGCAGCAAGACGGCCGCCGCGTGGGCGAGGTCAAGTACGACTGCAAGATCATCAAGGTCAGCGATGCCGACTACGGTGAAGACCTGGCGGTGCTCATGGTCCGCTGCAAAGGGGCGTACCCCCTGAACATCTGCGCCAAGTTCCACAAAGACCCGAACTACATCCCGCCCATCGGCGTCGATCTGAGTCATTGCGGCAGTCTCCTGGGCCAGTTCGGGGCCAACAGCTACACGACCGGTGTGCTCTCCCAGGTCGGCCGCACGTTGCCCATGAAGGGTGCCAACGTCAAGGTCTTCGATCAGGTCACGACCGTCTCGTTCCCCGGCTCCTCTGGCGGCGGCATGTACTTGAAGGACAACGGCCTGTACATCGGCATGTTGACGCAGGGCGTCATGCAGTTGCAGGGCTTCAACTTCGTTGTTCCCGTGCGGCGCATCCATGCCTGGGCAAAGCAGTCGAAGATCGAATGGGCCATCGACCCCGCGGTGCCGATGCCCAGCTTGAAAGAGATCGAGGCGATCCCGGTGGAAGACGCCGGCCAGTCGCCGGGTGGCTACCCCGACCGCAATCCGGCCGCCGGCCCCGACGAGCCGCCTGCCTTCAGGCCGCCGTCTACCTTCAACGACGCTATCAACTGGGTCGAGCGACTGTTCAACCGCGCGGGGCGTCGGTCCTCTTGAGGTCGTCCCTCTTGATCTGCCCCTTGCTCTGCCTCTTGTGACCGACAGCACTTGAGCCGGGTGGCGGCGGGCAGCGCCATCCGGCCTCTCTAATCCTTCAGCGCAGCAACAGGCGTGTGGATCAGCAGCTCAACAACAAGGTTCGTTTGCTGGCTGATGGGTTGGCCCGAGATCGTGCCCATTGGCTTCGCCTTCTCGGCAATGGCGTGCTCCCTTTTGCGGCGGCGTATGCGTCCTGCTTTCTGTGGACTGCTCTGCGAGGCCGCTGATGGGACGACCGAATAGTTGGAAGCGAACGACGCGGGCCTGTGACGCCCCGAAGGCGAAACGCGACTTCAAGAAGGCGCTTCATCGCAAGAACCGGCGGAAAGCCAAACAGAATCCAGAATCACATGACAAACGCCTGGATGCCTGGGCCTTCGACTGAGACAAGGACACACCATGAAGCTGACCAAGAAGAAGGTTGAGAAGATCAAGCAGGCCATCACGGATGGCGTCACGCAGCCGGATATTGCCAGGCAATTCAAGGTCAGTCGCTCCATCGTGTCCGACATCGCCACGGGCCGGGTCCACAAAGACGTGCAGTGGCCGAGCGGGGAACCGCCGACGCCCAAGCGGGCCGGCGGCCAGCACAAGACTCTCCCGGACTACGACCCGACCGACAAACGGGTCTTGGAGTTGGAGGCCGAGATCGTCCATTTGACCGATGAACGAAACCGCGAACGGCAGAAGGTCAAGGCCGGGGCGAAGATCGCCGGCTTGTTCAAGGCCGTCGTTGCGGAAATGGAACAACGCATCAAGCCGTTTGAGCCGCTGCCGACGGCCTTCGAGTACCGACGCAAGGCGCAGATCGTCGAGCACTGCGTCATGCACCTGTCGGACGGCCACCACGATCAGGTCGTGGTTCCCGATCAGGTAGGCGGGCTGGAAGACTACAACTTCCCCGTCTCGTGTTGTCGCGCCGAGCGGTACGTCAACACGGTCGTGGAATGGACCCAGGACACCCTCGCACCCAAGTTCTACTTCCCGGTGCTGTGGGTCTTGGCCTACGGCGACTTCACCAGCGGCGAAATCCACAAGGCGTGCGAGCGCAGCTACTACCGCAACCAGTTCAAGAACTGCCTCGCCATCGGCCAGTTGCACGCCCTGATGTACCGCGACCTGGCCGCCCACTTCGAGGAGGTCCATGTCTTGTACCTGGCCGGCAACCACGGCCGGCGGACACCCAAGAAGGACTACCTCGGCGCGCACGACAACTGGGATTATCTGGTCGGTGAGGTCGCGCGTCTGCATTGTCGTGGCGTGGAGAACGTCCACTTCACGATTCCCGATGCGTGGAGCGCCAACGTCAACATCAACGGCGTCGGCTTCAACATCGCCCACGGCGACGACGTTCGCTCCAACCTGGGCATCCCGTGGTACGGCATGGTCCGCCGGCAGAAGGGCCTGATCGCCCTGGGTGCGGCGGCCGGTGCCCAGCGCTGCCGCTATTTCTGCGTCGGCCATCATCATGCCGCCAGCGTCCTGTCCGACGTGGACGGCGAACTGCTGGTCAACGGGTCGTGGGTGGGCACCGACGCCTTCGCCTACAACTCCTTGTCCGGCTACCGCGAGCCGTCCCAGTGGCTTCACGGCGTCAATCCGAAGCACGGCATCACCTGGCGGATGAATTGCAAGCTGCGCCACGAGAACGAGAAGAACGGCCCCAGGCGCTACCTGATCGACGGTGGCCGCGACGTGGGGCCGCTGAAGACCTGACCCGGAGTAGATCATGCCGATCCATCGCGCAACGAAGAACGGGAAGCCGGCGATTCAGTATGGCACTACGGGTGCCAAGTACATCTACACGGCTGGCGATGCAGCGAGCCGTGAGGCCGCCAAGAAGAAGGCCATCAAGCAGGCGCTCGCCATTGCGCGCCGCACTGGGAAGCCTGCCGACTTGTAGACCTGCGAGGCGCGGCGACCCACCTGCTTCGAGCCAGCGTGGACATCAACACGATTCGAGCGTGGCTGGGTCATGTATGCCTCAGCACGACCAACGTGTATGCAGAAGTCGATCTGAAAATGAAGGCCAAGGCACTTGTGAAGTGCGAAATCAAGGGCGGCAAGCCGAAGAAGCCTTGGCGCAAGAATCGAGGAATCATGGAGTTTCTGCGAAGCCTGTAGAACCGACATTATGTGGCGTCCAGCACAGCAACGACCCCTGGAATCCCGGACGATTCGTGTTGGACGCCACATAACTGGCTGCGCCACATAAGGAGGTCCGGTGGATGGACAGGAACGTGTCCTGGTGCATCGCAATCGGTACGTCGGGATGCGCGACGATCCGCAATGCGTCTACCGTCTGCTGTTCGCCTTCGGCGAGCCACACACGCTTGTCTACTCGCTCTATGGAATCGAAGAGACCTTGAACCGATTGTGGCACCGCTATGCGGGAGAAGGCCATGCGTGACGACCTCGGCCGCTACAGTCTCAATTCTGGAGAAAGCCCATGTCCATCTTCTGCGTGAGCGACTTGCATCTGTGCGACCGGGGCTACCGCGATAACTTCGCGGCGGAGGGCCGCGAGGTCCGCTTCCACAAGTTCCTGGATTACGTGGAGACCGAAGGCGGCCTCCTCTATATCCTGGGCGATCTGTTCGATTGGTGGCAAGTCAACCTGAGCCGGTCGATTCGCGCCTATCAAGACCTGCTGGCACGTATGGCACACATGGGTCCGCTCGGGGCCTTGTGGGTAGTCGGCAACCACGACAACGCCTTGATCGACTTCATCGGCACCCAGATCAAATTGCAGGGGCTTACGTTGCCCGCCATGTCCAGGGCCTTCGAGGCGACCATCGGCGGTCGGCGGTTTGCCTTCCTCCACGGGCACGAGTCCGACCCGTATTGCCGCGACGCCAACCCCGGCACCGGCGAGATCACCGCGATCATTTCCGGCCTGTTGGAAGACCGCAATCGGGGGCCGTTTTCGACGAATCATCGTGCCGTGGAAGATCAGTTCGTCGGCACGTTGGAAGGGGCCTTGACCCTCTGGCGGAAGTTGACCCTTCAGCACGGCCGCATGGATGAAATGCTTGATGGCGTAGAAGCGTATCGCAAGGAGGCTGGGGCGGACGTGGTGGTCTACGGTCACACGCACGAGCCGGGCTCGATCGGCGACTACCACTTCAACACTGGGACTTGGGCAAGGACGAACGATACTTTCGTGCGGATCAACGACGACGGCAGCGCAGCCGTCTGGGAATGGCTGCCCAGCAACCGGCCTGCGCTTTTTTCCCGTGCCTTGCGATGAAACCGCTGGAACAGTACCAGGCATATCCCGTCCCGGCGGCGACCATTTACTGTGACGCCACCTTCAACTGTCGTGGCGAGTTCACACTGCAATCCGTCAGAGAACTGGCCGAGAGCATCGCCCAGGCAGGGCGGCTGATCTGCCCGGTCGCCATCCAGCCTTGGACGGAGGAACCCGGCTGCCAGTACCGCCTGATCGTCGGGCACCGCCGCTTCCGGGCCGTGACCGAGTTCCTGAAATGGACGGAGATTCCCTCCTACGTCTGCGAGGGCTTGAGCGACCATGAAGCCCGGATGCTGAATCTGGTCGAGAACCTGCAACGCAAGAGCCTGAACATCCTGGAAGAGGCCCGTGCGATCCAGAACCTCTATCCCCACGGGGCGAGCGTGCGGGAGGCGGCCCGCGAGCTAAAGCGGGACACGCGATGGGTCTGGGTCCGCGTGCGGCTGTTGCGGATGCCCGAGGCCATTCAACAGAAGGCCGCTGCTGGTCTGCTTTCGCAGTGGAACCTGGACACGCTGGCAGGAATCGAGTCGGCCGACGAGCAGATCGCCGCTGCCGACAAGATCGCCGAGGCGCGGCAGCGCGGCAAGGGGAAGTTCCTGCCGGGTCTTGCCAGAACGTATAAACGCCGCCGCAGTGTCCGGCCGCGCGAAGAAATCAACCGCATGATCGAACGGATGTTGGCCGTTGGCATCAGCGGCCTGCCGCCCCGTGTGGCCGCGTGGTGCGCCGGTCAGGTCTCTGACGAGACATTGCTGAAAGAAATTGAGGCGGCGACTCCAGAAAGCGCGAGACTTCCCGATCTCCCAGCGGAGTGACATCTTGATGAGCACGCCGATCAAGCCGCCGGCTGAGCCGGGGATCGACATACGCAAACTGAAGGCGGATGCCACCATCCTCTTGGAGGCTGACCCCTATCTCTATGAGATGCGGGTCATGTACCCGATCCACGGCATTGTGGAGATCAGTTCCAGCGATCCGGCACTGCGGATTGCCACCGTGGGGCAAGTGCTTCACGGCTTCCATTGGTCGAGTCCGGCAGCACCGATCCCCTCCTGGATCGGCAAAGGGCTCACCCTGGAAATACGGTTCCGCAATGGCCTCTACCGCACGAAGCCGGTCACGGCCGCCAGCGTAAGCGGGAAGCACGAAGATGGCAGCCGTTGGTCCTACGAGGTCTTCTGAATGAGCGAGCATCCGCCGAAACTCTACCTCGATACGGAGACCTGCGGGTTGCACAGCATGATGGTGCTGTTGCAGTACGCCGTGGAAGACGGCCCTGTTGTCCTGTACGAGGTCTGGCGGAGGCCGATCCGCGAAACGCTGGCGCTGATCGAGTGGATATGCCAGCACACGGTCGTGGGCTTCAACCTGTCCTTCGACTGGTTCCACGTCTGCAAAATCTACACGACCTTCCGCCTCTGTGACCCGGACTGGATACCCCAAGAGCACATCGACGAGATCGCCATGCTGGAGCCCCAGGGACAGGATGGCCCGTGCATCAAGCCGGCAGCGGTCCTGGACCTGATGCTCCACAGCCGCAAAGGCCCCTACCAGTCGCTCATGGCCCGTGAGGATGTCAGGATCAAGCGAGTGCCCACGGCGCTGGCCTATGCCCTGGCCCGCGAGTTGGAGGCCCGCGTCCAGTTTGACAACATCTACTTCGCCCGCTCGGCCGACCCGGAAGCTCCCAAGTGGCAGGTCTTCGACCGCCACGATTCATTCGGCGATCTGGACACGGAGTTCAAGGATGTCGTCTTGAAGTTCAATCCGGCTGGCGGCCTCAAATTTCTCGCCGAGCACGCCCTGAAGCTCAAGCCCAAGTATCACTACAAGGACGTGGAGCCGCCCCCGGCCTGGCGACCCTACGAGTTGGGCTATGCGCCCACAGCCCTGGCCGTGTCCACTCTCGAAAAGGGCTGGGCGATTGAAACTGACGAAGAGGGCGGCACCGGCAAGAGAGTCACGAAGTATGCCTGGCCTGGCGTGATTCGGCAGTTCATTGACCATTGGGCGACCCGCCAGGACGCCCGCGAGTACGCCACCGACGACATCGTTTATACGCGGGCGCTGGACAAGCACTTCGGCTGCCCCGAGCCGGGGGACAACGACTCGACCCTGACCTGCATGGTGGCGGCCGTCCGCTGGCACGGCTTCACGATCGACCGCGAAGGGATCGAGGCCCTAAAGGCGAAGGCCGAAGCCACGGTGGCTGCCAGCCCGGTGAACATCAACAAGCCGGGCGAGGTCCGGGCCTACATCACGGCCGCGATGGATGGCACCGAGCACTTGATTCTCGACACCTCCACGAAGAAGGCCAACCTCGAAGCGATCAGCAAATGGGGGGTCGGCCAGTTGTGCCCGAGGTGCAAGGGCAAGGGCCATCTGCACGAGGAAACGGACACCTGCCCCGAGTGCAAGGGTGCCTGCTACGTCGGCGAGTCAGAGCCGTGCGGCAAGTGTCAGGGCGACGACGCGCATTGCGCACGCTGCGGCGGCACGGGCTGCCTGAAGGTGGGCCGGCATCCGGCCGGCGTCCGTGCCAAGGAGATCCTCGGCGTCAAGTTCGCCGCCAAGGAAATCGAGCTATACGACAAGTTGCTCTTGGCCGGCAAGTTCCATGCCTCGTTTGTCGTGATTGGTGCCCTCTCGTCCCGCATGGCCGGAGCGGATGGCCTGAATGCCCAGGGCATCAAGCACACCAAGGAAGTCCGGCAGACGTTCCCCTTGGCCTGGAACGGGTATCTGCTCTGCGGCGGCGACTTCAGTTCCTTCGAGGTGACAATCGCCGACGCCGTGTGCAACGACGAGGCACTACGCGCCGAGTTGATTGCTGGCCGGAAGATTCACGCCCTGTTCGGCATGGCGATCTTCCCCGGCACGACTTACGAAGAGGTCAAGTCGAGCGACGGCAGCACGACCAACGATATGTACACGAAGGGCAAGCAGGGCTTCTTCGGCACAATGCTCTACGGCGGCGACCATAGCACGCTGGTCAACCGTTTGGGCATTAGCGAAGAAGTCGCCAAAGCGGCCATCGAGAACTTTGGTAGCCGGTTCGTGGGCGTCAAGCGATGGCGCAAGCGGGTCGCCGATTCGTTCTGCTCCATGACCCAGCCGGCTGGCATCGGCACGAAGGTGGTCTGGAAAGACCCTGCCGACTACGCCGAGACCATGCTGGGATTCCGCCGCTACTTCACGTTGGAGAACCGCATCGCCCGCGCGATCTTCGACTTGGCCCGCAACACACCAAAGCACTGGAAGGACTGCAAAGTCAAGGTCGTCCGCCGCGACCGCGTGCAGACGGCCGGCGGTGCCGTCTCCTCGGCCCTCTACGGCGCGGCGTTCTCGATGCAGGCGGCCAACATGCGGGCAGCGGCAAACCACGAAATCCAATCGCCCGGCGCTGAAATCACGAAGCACGTCCAGCGCAAGATTTGGGACTTGCAGCCGGTGGGCGTCCATGACTGGCACGTCGCCCCCATGAATATCCACGACGAGATCATGTGCGTCACCCGGCCGGACACGGTTTCGAGTGTCACGGAGGTGGTCCGGGATTCCGTCGAGCATTTCCGTCCCTACGTGCCGCTGATCGGCATGGACTGGTGCGAGGGGATGAACAACTGGGCGGAGAAGAAGTCGGGAGCCACGCAGGTCAAGATCAGAGCGCCGGAGATGATGAAGTAGTGGGTGACATCCGCCGGCCAAAGCACAGCCAAGAGTGGCACATCCAGCAAGCGCTGATGGCCTACCTCAAGATTCGAGACTGGCACGTCGAGCGGATGATCGGCAACGCCTTCCAGATGGGCATACCCGACCTGTTCGTCGCGCATCCCAAATGGGGCCAGCGATGGATCGACGTGAAGCGGCCGGGAAACAACTACAGCTTCACCAAGGCCCAAAAGCTGAAATGGCCCGTATGGGAAGCCTTCGGCATCGGCATCTGGATACTCACGGCCGCGACACAAGAAGAATACGACAAACTGTTCGCGCCGCCCAACTGGCGCAACTACTGGAAGGCGTCCTGGGGTCAGGTTCCTGACATCGACGCCCTGCTGGACGAGCTAGACCGCGAAGGCTGGTAGCCCGTCGTCTCTCTTCAACCCGCTAAGAACCGCCAACTGCGGAGAAACCCTGCGCCTATGGAACTACAACAACGTCCCGAGCCGTGGATGTGTATGCCTCTGGCCTTCGCAATGGCCTTGGATATGCCCGTCGCCGATCTGCTCGCGGCCATTGGCCACGACGGCAGCGAGATCGTCTTCCCCAGTCTGTCCGAGCCGCTGCGCCGGCGGTGCTTCCACATCCAAGAGCCAATCCAAGTCGCCCTGGCCCGCGGGTTCGCCGTCACGCCGGTGGAACTGTTCCCCGTCCTGCAACCCACGGAAGGTGGGCCGCACAAGACGGTGCTCTATGCGAACAACAACTGGCGGCGGTTCGAGGAGACGATCCGGGCGAGTCGTGGCGTGATTGACGGCCGCGGCGCGCGCTTCGGCCATGTTGTCGCCTACGACCACGGGCGCATCTGCGACCCCAAGGGGTCGGTCTACGACTACTCCCGCCTCGCCTGCGAGGCCCACCAGTTCTACACCCGCTGTGCCTGGCGGATTGACCCCGTTGGAGAGCGCACCCGTGAGTAACCAGTACAACGAAAAGCTAGTTGCCGGTCTGCACCGTGCGACCAACAGCGAGACATGGACGGCTGAGAAGAACGCCGACTTGCACCCGCGCGTTGCGGCCGGCGACAAGAAGGCCCGAGAGACCATGATTAGCGGCAACATGCCGTTGGTCCTCTCGAAGGTGGAAGCCTTCATCCGCTCGTTCCCAAGTATTGCACATCTCCGCGATGATTTGGTCAGCGCCGGATGCGTCGGCCTGGTCAAAGCGGTCAACAAGATGGCCCGCGGCGAGGGGCCGCGCAACACTGATCCCGTTGCGCCAACTGATTTCATTGGCATGTGGATCAATCGTGAACTTGGAGAATTGGTTGACGCAGAACACACCATCCGGCTGCCTGCTCGTTCCAAGTATCGCGCCCGTGCGAATGGTCAAGAGCTTGAAGCACCCGAGGTCTGCAACGCCATCCCCGAGCGGTTCGAGGTTCCCTCCTACCAAGAGGAACTGGAAATCCGCGATCTGATCGACTCGTGTTGCGCCGGTGAAGACGAGCGGACGCTTGTTGCCATGCGGGAAGCGGGCCACACGCTCGTTGAGATTGGGACCGCCATTGGCAAATCCCGCATGGCCGTGCAACGGATGTCCAAGCAAATTGACGCCCGCGTGCAGCGCAAGCTGGAGGCCCTGCGCAACGAATGATCCGGCGCATCTTCCTGGACTTGGACGACGTGTGCAATACGCTGGCACCGTTCGTGCTGCACTCGGTCGGCGGCAACATCGGCCCGAGCGACTATGCGCGCTATCCGCGTGCGCATGGCTTCAATATCTCGGACGCCGCCAACGCCATGTTGGGTGGGCCGCGCTACACCCCGGCCACGCTCTGGGCGTCGATCCCGCGCTCCGTCTGGATCAAGGTGCCGGAGTCCGACTTCTTCCCTTGGCTCTTGGACGCCTGCGCGCAAGCCGTTGGCCGCGAGAACGTCTGCATCGCCACCTCGCCGACGAAAGACCCCGACTGCCTGGCGGGAAAGCTGGAGTGGATTCACGACCACTTTCCCGAGTGGATGCACCGGCAGTACGCCATCACGCCCCGGAAGCACCTTTTCGCTCGTCCCGACTCCCTGCTGATCGACGACTACGGCGAAAACATCGAGCGGTTCGAGGCCAACGGTGGCCACGCCATCACCGTCCCAAGGCCCTGGAATGACCTTTGGGCTTTAGACCCCCGCTTGTATCTGGAGGAAAAACTCGCGGCGGCACTCCAGAAGTCACCCGGATTTACGATCTCCCAGCGGAGAGACTAACGCAGCTTGTGAGGTGACACGTACATGCACGCCGTTGACTTCATTCCGGCTGATTGGGTGGAGCGGGCCGCGTGGTGGCCCGGCCTGACGGTCTACAGCCGGCCCGTGGCAGTCGAGCGACGGGTCCGCACGCGGCGGACTGCCGACGTGGAACTGCTCCTCCGATCCCTGCTTTCGGACAGGTGTTACTGATGGCGCGACGCGAATTTCTGCAACTGGCCGATCATTACGACCCGCGCAAGCATAACGTGGCGGGCTGGTTTGTGTCGGAAAAGCTGGATGGCACCCGCTGTTTCTGGGACGGCGGCGTGACCCGTGGCCTGCCCACCGAGGAGGTGCCCTGGGCCTCGATCATCGACCCCAAGACGGGTCAGAAGAAGGCGAAGATCAAGCCCGTAGCGACCGGGCTGTGGAGCCGCTACGGCAATCCTATCATGGCCCCGGACTGGTGGCTCAATCAGCTTCCCTGCTGTCCCTTGGATGGCGAATTGTGGGCGGGACGGGGCAAGTTCCAACTCTGCCGGTCGATCTGCGGCGGCGACACACCCGACGACCGCTTCGACAAGATCGTCTTCGCCGTCTATTCCAGCCCGCCACTCGGATGCGTCTTTGGCACCGGGCAGATCAAGAACGCCAATATGGTCTGCAACGTCGATTACTTCACCATCGAGGCGTGGATCAGACAGCGGCTCAACTCCCGAGGCGAGCGATTCGAGGGCGTGCCCCATCCGAAGCGCTGCCTTGGCGACGACTTCCGCTTTCTGCAACCCGGCCAGCCCTTCGGCAAGGAATTGGCCATCCTCAATACGGCCTTGGAGAACACCGACGCCTCGGTCTGCTACCTCCATCCGCAGACGAAGCTGATCGACGTTCCCGATGCGGCCGGCGACCAGGTGGAAGCGTACCTGGGACGAGTCCTGGATCAGGGCGGCGAAGGCGTGGTCATTCGCAATCCTGACTCCATTTGGACGCCGAAACGCCACAGGTCCATTCTCAAGTACAAGCCGTTCCAGGACGCAGAGGCCCGCGTCACGGGCTTCACCAGCGGACGTGAGACTGCCAAAGGCAGCCGGCTCTTGGGAAGGATCGGTGCCCTGATCGTGGACTACCAAGGCAAGCGATTGGAACTGGCGGGCCTGACCGACACCGAGCGGGAATTCGCCGACCCAATGGCCCGCGATTGGGCCATCAACAACCCCGGCATCGACACTCCTTATTGGGTCGAAGGCAAGCAATTCAAGAAGGGCCAGACGGTCACGTTCAAGTACCGCGAACTGACCGATGACGGCGTTCCCAAAGAGGCTCGGTATTGGCGACGGAGAGACGCCGAGTGACCGCAACGCCCACGACAACCTATCGCCAGTACGGCGGCAAGGCGTCTTTCTGCAAGCCCTGTTCGCCAATTTCTGAGGGAGTGATCCGACCACTGAGGTTCGCACCATGAGTCAAGCCGCAGAGCTATCGCGTGTCCAAGCCAACATCGGCGATCTGGTGGAAAGGTTCGTGCAAGACCGCTGGCAGGCTGCGCAGCCGCGTTTCTACATCCAGGATTTGCATGACTACATCACCGCCCGAACACAGATTGCCCCCGCCTCCCCGGATCGTATCCTTCGGCAGCTTCGGCTGGAAGGCAAGTGCGACTACAAGGTCGTCAACCGCTCGGACTCCTGCTACGAGATCACCTCAGTCAATTCCGGCCCACGGCGCAAGCCAGCGAGACCCTCGGCACTCAAACGCAACCCGAAACAGGAAGGCACGCCGTTCTTCGACTGCATTCCCCAGGTCGGGCCATGCCCCATCGGCTGCAACCAGTGTTTCTACAATCGGCCGGGGGCCTACTACGTGCCCATCGACCGCCCACACGTCCCGACGCCCGAAGACGTGGGCGACGGCATCGTGCGGATGAATTGCGGCAACGACAGCAACAACCAACGCGACCTGGTGATCGAGGCCGCCAAGCGGTATCGGCGCTATTTCTTCAACACGTCGATCCCCCGCTTCGATTTCCCCGGCCCCGTCGTGCTCACGGCCAATCCCAAGGAGGAGCAAGAGGGCAGCTACGCCATGCCGAACCGTCACTGCGACGACTGGCACTCGCCGGCCGCCAACCTGATGTTCGTGCGCCTTCGCACGTCGGCAACCAATCTGCGGCTGGTGGATCAGGCGGTGGCTGCCTGGACCGCCGCCCAGGTGCCGGTGGTGATTACCTTCATGGCCTACTACGACCACGAGCCACAGGTGCCCGCCGACCTGCTTTTCAAGGGCGAGTGCTACCAGTGGCGCGTGCGGCACATCAATTCCTACTGGTGTCCGACCAAGGAGTTCATGCGCTGGGTCATGTCCCGTTACGCCGGCAATCGGCTGGTGAGCATGTGCAGCAGCATCGACTCGGCCTACTGCCGGGACTGCCGCAACTGCGAGAGCCACTATCTGCAAACCATCAAACGCTTGAAGGGTGAATAACATGGCCGGACTCGTGACCCTCGTGATTTCGCTCTTGGCCGGTGCTGTGGTCGTGACCATGACGTGCCCGCCGGTCGTGGCCGTTATCACGGTCTGCGGCATCTGCTTCATCGGGGCGATCGTCGCCAAGGCGAAGGGAGTGTTCTGATGGGTGTACTCGGAACGGAACATTCTCGGTTTCGTCCGGGAAACCTACAACCCGGCTGAGGTCTTCGGCACCGGCGAGCTAGAAGGCCGGGCCGAACGCGAAGGCTACGTGAAAGAGTAGCCAGTCACTTTGCTATCAACCATCAACTGTTTCGCACTGCGCGCCGATGAAACTGCGACTCCGCCACTGGGTAAGCCTGACGCTGCGGGTAGCGATCTACTCGCTCGTCGTGCAACTCAGCATCCCGATCATTGGCGGCATGTACTACAGCCTGAGTGGCGACCACAGCGGCGAGCAGAGGTATCTCGACCGCTCCATCGCCCACCTGAAGCTGATGCGGGCCTTCTGCGACGACCCCGATCTGCGAGGCGTCTTGGATTACACGATTCGGCGCTACCACAAGGTTGGCGCGTGGGACGTGATGTTCATGCCGCTGACCGGGCCGGTGATTAACGCTGGCGGGGCAGGCAAGGTCATCGGCTGCAACTGTCCCTGGTGTCCGGGCGTGACCCTCGACACTTGCCTGTTGATCGACTTCGCGCCCGAGGAAACCGCCATTGTGCTGGCGCACGAAGCCCTGCACGACTACTGGCCCTACTTCGGCCACAGCCATATCAACGCCCGCGAGAAGAAACTCCAAGAGCTAAGTAATGCCGTCCGCCGGTAACTACCGCACGATCATCGCCGATCCGCCCTGGACGCCGGCGCTCAACGCGGGGCACCCGTCCTTCAAGGCCGCGCCGCAACGGCAGTACCGGACCATGAGCGTGCGGGACATTTGCAGCCTGAAGGTGCCGGCCGCCAAGCAAGCCCATTTGTGGCTGTGGGTGGTGAACCAGCACGTCGATTGGGGCTACGAGGTGGCGCGGGCCTGGGACTTCGAGCCGTGGAACATGCTTACATGGGCCAAGCCCGGCCTGGGCGTGGGCCGCTTTCAGTGCAATAGCGAGCACGTCCTGGTCTGCCGCAAGGGGCCACGCCACGGCAATCCTTTCGGCCCGACAGGCGGAACATGGTTCACTTGGCCGCGAGGCCGTCACAGCGAGAAGCCCGAGGAGTTCTACCGGCTCGTGGAGTCGGTGTCTCCCGGCCCTTACCTGGAAATGTTCGCCCGCACCCGCCGACCCGGCTGGGACGCCTTCGGCAACGAAGTGGAAGGTTCGATCTGCCTATGAGCTACACCCGCGAACAGATTGCCGCTGCCCTGGACTTGGCCGTGTTGAAGCCGACCGCCACGGCCGCCGACGTGCGAGCCGCTTGTGCCCTGGCCGTCGCCTGGCAGATCAAGTCGGTCTGCATTGCCCCGGCTTGGGTGCCGATGGCGAGCGACCTGTACGGCAACGTGTGCGCCGTCATTGCCTTTCCTCACGGAAACACGCTGCCCGAGGCCAAATACGCCGAGGCCGTAGCAGCGATGGACTATGGAGCGAAGGAATTGGACGTGGTGGCCAACTATGGCCGGTTTCTTGAGAGCGGCCGACACGATGCCTTCTGGGACATCGCCGCAATCGTCAAGGCCGCCCGGCCGCGCGGCGTGTTGGTCAAGGCGATCTTGGAGGCGTGCTACTACACGCCGGACCAAATCCACGAAGCCTGCCGCCTGTGTGTCAAGAGTGGCGTGGACTTCGTGAAGACATCGACCGGCTTCGGACCCGGAGGGGCTACGCCCGAAGCCGTCAAGACCATGTTGGTAGCCGTCGATGGCGAGGCCCAAGTCAAGGCCAGCGGCGGCATCAAGACCTATTCCGATGCCGCTCGCTACTTGGACCTGGGATGCACTCGACTCGGCTCGTCCCGCTACCAGGAGTTGCTGCCGTGAATCGCCTCTTCTACAACCGCGTCTACTTGTCTGGGCCTATCGACAACGCCAGTGACTTCGGCACGGGCTGGCGCAATGAAATCAAGGAGCGGCTCCGCGACCTGGACCTGATCTTCTTGGACCCCTGTGCCAAGCCGATGCAAGCCGGTTATGCCTGTGAAGACTTGGAAAACCATCAACGTCGGCTCGAACAGAAGAAACGCGGTGATTTCGAGACAATTTCCCGCGAAATGCGGTTGATCCGCTGCATCGACTTGCGCCTCGCTGATCTCTGTGATTTTGCCATCGTTCACCTTGACAAGAACGTCTACTCCACTGGGACACACGAGGAAATCGCGCTGCTCAACCGCCGCAAGGTGCCGATCCTCGTCCACATGGAACAAGGCAAAGCCGCACTACCCGATTGGTACTGGGGGACGCTGCCGCATCAGCATGTGTTCAGCACTTGGGACGAAGTGATTGCCTACGTCCGGCACGTTGCTTCCGATCCGCCGCCTATTGATACCTACAACCGCTGGCGGTTTTTAGACTACGGCACCCTATACGGGAAACGGACCATACCAATCTCGAACGGCCTGACCGCTTCTATTAGCCCGGAAGACCATGCCTACCTAAGCCGTTGGAACTGGTCAGCCGCTCCGCAAAACAACGCACGACAGCGAGGTCAAGGAAGCGACAAGTGGCGAGCCCAACGCAAAGTGAGAATCGCCGGTCGAAGCATGACGCGATACATGCACCAAGATGTCGTCGTGCGTATGAACCTGCCGTATGACCCGGAGACCGTGCAAGTCGATCATATCGACCGCAACCCGCTCAACAACACCCGCGATAACCTGCGCGTCACAGAGCGAGCCGTCAACTTGCACAACCGAGGGAAGCAGTCGAACAACACCAGCGGCGTGAAAGGCATTTGGGTCAAAGATGGTTGGTATCACCCGGAGATCATGTTCTGCGGAGTCAAGCATCGCTTGGGCCGCTACCCGACGCTTGATGAAGCACGCCACGTTCGTGACAAGGTTGGGCGTGAATTGCTCGGAGACAACTACCATGCGGCCTGATCCGAGCACGCCCACGCGGTCCTTCGTCAAGGCCGTCTCCTGGGAAACCTTCTCTAATCTTGTTTGCTTTGCCCTAGCCTACGCCACGTTCGGCAACCTGGGCGGCTGTGCGGTGTTCACGCTGATCTGCTTCATCGTGAAGCTGATCCTCTTCTATTACCACGAACGGGTCTGGCACCAGATTCCGTTCGGCAAACAAGCATGAGCCTGACATGCGAGTCCCCAAGTCCCTCAGCTATTCGTCCATGTCGCTCTGGTACAAGGACCAGGACGAATTCTACATCCGCTATCTGGCCGACCACCCCGCGCCTCGCCTGCCGCAAGAGCAGCCGGCCGCTGTGGGCAGTGCCTTCGATGCCTATGTCAAGTCGATGCTGGCTCACGCTCTTTTCGGCCGCGACATGCCGGCCCAATTCGAGTTCGGCGCGATCTTCGAGAGCCAGGTGGAGCCGCACAACCGCGACTTCGCCTTAACGGCGGGCAAGCGGGTCTTCAAGGCATACAAGCTGGCGGGGGCCTACGACGACCTGCTCGACGTGCTTCGCAAGTCGATCGAGCCGCCGCGATTCGAGTTCAAGGTGGACGGCCTGATCGAAGGCGTTCCCTTCACCGGCAAGCCCGATTGCCGCTTCGTTCTGGACCTCGGCCAAGGCCGCGTTTCATGCGTCTTCGACTGGAAGGTCCGGGGCTATTGCTCCAAGTACGGGGCCAGCCCGTCGAAGGGCTACGCGATCTGCCTGGACGGCTTCCGTTCGGACAAGCCCAGCCGGAGCCAAGGCAAGGAGCACGCCATGTACAAGGCGATGGACTTCCGGGGCCTGACAATCAATTCCGGCTACATGGAGTTCTGCAACGACGAATATGCTGACCAGCTTTGCCTCTACGGCTGGCTCTTGGGCGAGAAAATCGGCGACGAGAATGTCGTGCTCGGGATCGAAGAGTTGTGCGCCAAGTTCATGGGCGAGGGCAATCCGCCCACGCTCCGCTACGCCCGCCATCGCGGCCGGGTCAAGGCCGACTATCAGCAGAAGCTCGCCGCGAAGGTGGCAACCTGCTGGCAGGCCATTACCGGCGGTCACGTCTTCTCCAGCCTCAGCCGGGAGGACAGCGATGCCCGCTGCGCCGTCCTAGAAGAAATGTCCGTGGGCCTGGTGTCCAGCGGCTCGGCCCTGGACGACTGGTTCAACGATGTCACCCGTCCCAAGTTCGTTCACTAAGCCGTGCCCATTCCACTGTTTCTACTGGACCGAATCAAGACATCGGCTATGAGCGGCGAGCAGGTGGCCGATGCCTTCGCCAAGCTGGCGCAGGTGGCGGACAAATCCGGGATCGACGGCTGTGCCGTCAACCTCGAATACGTCAGGGACGGCGACAAATTGCTCTCCGGCGACCTGATCCCGACCATCACGCTTTCCTTGAATCGCCAGGAGAGAGCCGTGGAACCGGTGCCGGCGGACGCAATCGACGTGGAGCCGCAATGAACGCCTTGCTTTTCATCCTCGGCGTCGTGGGCATGACCCACATCATCGTGGACGGCGAGATCAGTGGGCCGGTCTACGAATGGATCAAGCCGCGCCTGCCCGTAGTGGCCCGCGTCATGGACTGCTACCAGTGCGCCGGCTTCTGGTGCGGCCTTGCCTTGGGACTGACTCTGCTGAGCTACCGGCCCTGTATCGTGTTCGCAGCCGGCTGTGCCGGCAGCTTCCTCGCGCAACTCGGCTGGCTCATCCTCGACTGCCTCGAACGCTACGCGAAGGGCAAGTAATGGACGACGGACACGAAGGCTGGATTAGCGGGCTCGCGTGCTGCCGGGTGTGTTCGCATACGTGGGTGGCTGTGGTGCCGGCGGACGGTGAGCTATCGAACCTTGAGTGCCCGGTGTGCCGCAGCATGTCGGGCGAACTGGCGGAGTGATGTATGCCGTGGTTGGCGGTGATTGGACTGGCGTTCATCTGCGGCTTCCTCATGGACCTGATCTGGGCCATGTGCATCGCCGCCGTGACACAACGACGGCCAGTAACGGCCGCGAACCTGAGCGCTCTGCTCTACCTCTGCACCATCGTCTCCACGGTCCTGATCGTCGAGAAGTGCTTTGCCGCCGTGGTGGCCTACATCGTTGGCGGCTGGCTGGGCACCTACGTCGTTGTGAAGCGGAGACGGCCGTGAGGATTTTCGTCTGCCACGACAAGCATCGAGGCCATTGATCCATGCACACCCTGATTAACGCCGACTGTCTCGACTACCTCAACGGCAACCGCCAGACGTGGACCACGATCTTCGCGGACCCGCCGGACAACATCGGCCTGGGCTACGAAACCTACAAGGACAAGCTGCCCGATCACCAGTACGTGAACCTGCTGGAGACCTGGCTGCATCTGTTCGTCCACAGGGCCAAGACCGTTTGGTTCAGTTTCAACGCGAAGTGGACCTTCGAGGTCGGGCGCATCGTGGCCGAGATCGTCCGGCGGAACAGCGGCTTGGAAGCCAAGCCCTGCGTCCAGACCTTCACCTTCGGGCAGCATTGCCACCACGATCTGGGAAACAACCACCGGCCGCTCTGGCGGCTGCGGTGGCTTGACGCCCCGCTGCGTCCCGATGCGATCCGCGTGCCAAGTTGGCGGCAGGAGAACGGCGACAAGCGGGCTGACCCGCGCGGCCGCGTGCCCGGCGACGTGTTCGATTTCACGCGGGTTGTGGGCAACAGCAAGCAACGCCGCCCTTGGCACCCGACGCAACTCAACGAGGGATTGGTCGAGCGGTGCGTGAAGTTCACCACGCCAGAAGGCGAGTCAGTCCTAGACCCCTTCGGCGGCACGGGCACGACGCTCCGCGTTTGCCGGCCGCTGGGCTACCCCTGCACCCTGATCGAGATCGACCGGGGCTACTGCGACAAGATCGTCGAAGAGCACGGCATGAAGCGGTCGGAGTACATCCATCGCGCCTTGTGGGAGGTCGAATGAGCGTCCATTGCACCCGCTGCGACGGCACCGGCTTTCTCAACCTCCATCAGGTGGACGACAAGACAATGAACCGTTTCGACGAAGCCGGCGACCACCAGATCATCCTCGATTGGATCGCGGCCAATTCCTGCCACGACGTTTCCGCGTGCGACTGCTGCGGAGATGGCGAGGCGTGGCACGGCACGCCTGGAGAACACCACCCCGAAGACGGTGAACCGTGGCCGGAGTGCTACTGATGCTCCGCATCACCATCGAGCTAGTGCCCTGGGGCGTCGAGTCCCGTGCCAAGGTCATCGCCACCGGCAAGATCGTCAACACCGGCACCGGCAGTCCCACCCAGGGCAGCTACCGCATCGAACTGTGCGATGCCGCCGGCCGCAAGTGGAGAAGCGGAACCATCGCCGGTTTCCCGCGAAAGCGGCTGCTCGCGTGGGACTTACTCTATCGTGCCTTGGAAAAACTCGTCGGCAACCGAAATCCCACTCCAGATTCACGGGCGTTTTGCGATCTCCCAGCGGAGAGGCAACACCAACCGACATTGGGAGTCACCCATGAGAACGCTAGTGCCCAATCTGAACGCCATCCTCAAGCGCCATGAGATTCACCCCAAGTTCTGGCCGGAGTTTCACAGCATGGTGGAAGACCGGCAACTGCCCAGCAGGGAACTGTGGACCCGCATGAACTACGTGGCCAACTACCGGGCCGCCCGTAGCGAGATCGCGGCCGAGTTGTCCATAGGGTGGGAAAAGCAATTTCCGCCCGACGACTACGAGGTGCCCGAAGGCTACGACTTCGACATGCCGGCCGAATACGAATCGCTGACTCCCGAAGACATCGCACTGGCGACATCGGGCGGGTGCGCCGTCTGAAGCCCGTCAAGCAACCAGACCCTTCGCCTCCTGAAACGGGTTGGAATCGGCCCACGGTGCGGGGCGCGTTGATCGACGGTCGCACCACTCTTACTTCCCTGTGAAAGGACAACCATGAACCCGAGCGACTTCCTGGGCCGCGAAATCCGACCTGGCGACCTGATTGTCTACCCGTGGCGGCGCGGCTCTGCGATGGGACTGAACAAGATGAACGTCATTCGTGTAACGCCGGATTCCGTTGGCGGCTACAGCAACACCGGCCGCCCGGTGAAGATCACCAACCTCAAGAACGTGGTCGTCGTCGAACGGCCGCAGGCCGAGCCGGAAAACTGATATGCCGCTGTATGACCTTCAGTGCAGCGCGTGCGGCCATGCGTTCGAGGCATTCCAGGCAATGGACGCCAAGCAGCCCGCGCGCTGCGAGAAATGCGGCCGGAAGAAGGTTCGCCGCGTGCTCGTGACGCCACCCAAGGGGCACAACAAGTACGAAGATGGGCACCCGCGTAAGGGCCGAGGAAGAGGCTGATGGAATTCCACCGCAAGAAGAAGCGTGGTCAGAACCAAAAAGTCCGGCGAACGTGGTTCTCGGAAGAGGGCTACCGGATCGTTTGGCGCAAGGAGGTCTACGGCGTTCGCGTGCCGGCTGGTTTCCAGGCGTGCGTGCGAACCCTGATCCCCTACAGCGATGGAACGCTGCATCCGATGTGGGACTTCGTGAATCTCAACCGCCGCCTGATGAAGACATTGAAGGCGGCCGAGGAGGAGTGCGAGAAGCACAAGCGCCTCTGGGCAAAGGCGTGCGAGGCCACGGGCGTTCGGGCCTTGAAGGAACTGTTCGGCGGCAAGCTGCCGAGCGGCTTGCCCTTGTGGGCGAGAAAGAAACTGGACCGCCGGCTGTATGCCATCCTGACCGACAACCGGCCGGGCAAGTACCGCACTGACGAAGAAGACGAGTCATGCACCGAGAATTCACAACCGGCTTCCGACGCGCCCGGCCCCGACGATCCTACAAAAACTTCGGACTCTTCTGCCTTGCCCACGGCAGCGACTTCGGAAACCGCTACCCCTGCCTCGCCTGCCGAGGGCAAGGACGGATCGACGACCCGGCGGACCCGCCGTGCCCGGTCGAAGGATACCGAAACGTCCGACGCATCGACTGCCCCGAGTGTCGAGGGAGTGGCAAAGGCACCAAAGAAGCCTGCCGCCAAGCGTACCAAGCGAGCCTCGAAGCGTACCGCCAAGAGAAAGACGAGTACGACCGACTCCACCGGCTCCGGCGCGAAGCGCTCCAGAGGCTCACGAAAGACGAAATCCATGCCCTCCGCGAGCTAAGGCTGTGAGCGAAACCTTGCGCGAACTACGGCAGCGGATAAAGTGAGAAACCCCTTACGTGGGCAAGCGGCCATATTCGCACAACATCATCCGACTCGCGCTGGCCGAGATCGACCGGAGGTTCGGACGGCAGGCAGCCAACAAAGTGGTTGTGGACTTCAAGCTGGAAAGCAAGGGCTTCAACGAGGAACCGGAAAATGGCTGAGTTCTGTCCTCGTTGCACGGCACCCCTGGAAAGCAGCCGAGACGCCGACCGCTTGTGCGAGGTCTGCGGCTGGTGGGGAGATCGGCAGGAAGTCCTGCTGGTGCCGCCGGAGAGCGACGTATTCAACCCCGTGTTAGCCGCCGCGCAGACCCTCGAACTGTACCGCGACGTGTGCCGCAAAGAATTGCTCGCCGAGCAGATTTATGATGCCGGCGACGCCACCGAGGCCGACCTGCAACGGGTCCGTCTTGCCCGGCGGCACGCCGTCCACTCGATCATCGAAATGCTGGTCTCGCTACGGAGCCGCGCCGTGCGACAGCAGCTACGCCGTATAAACGGCGCGGTTCCGTGGCCGGCAAACTGGACCGACCGCCACTACAACGGCGGCCAGCCATGCGACACGCTGATCGGCCCTTGCTCGTGTGGGGCCTGGCACATCGAGAGCGAAGACTGGGTTCAAGCCATGCTCTTCAAGCACAACGCCGAGATCATCGACGGAGATCAGCCGTGAAGAAACTCTGCCCGAACTGCGAAGAGCTATTGAGGCCGACCGGCAATCCAGATGTTGGCCAGTGCTCGGGCTGTGGTTGGAGCGGCCACTACTGGCGGGCTGCCAACGAGCCGGCACTGCCAGCCACGCCGCCCAAAATGCCCTACGTCAGCATCGACATCGAAACCACGGGGCTCGATCCGGCCGCCTGCCAGACGCTCGAAGTTGGAGCCGTGATAGACGATTGGAAGACGCCTATCGACCAGCTTCAGCGATTCCGGCGGGTGCTGACCTACGAGACGGTCACGGGCAGCCCCTACGCGATGGCGCTGAACGCCGGTCTGCTGAAGCAGATCGCCAATCCGCCGCAGACGTGTGAGTTTTGCAAGCCGGAGGAATTGGGCGCGCAACTGGCCCAGTGGGCCAAGGCCAACGGCCTGGACCCAATGCACTTGCAGGCGGCCGGCAAGAACTTCGCCAGCTTCGACATGCAGTTTCTTTACCGGCTGCCGGGATTCACGCGCGTCGTGAAGTTTCGGCACCGCGTCCTAGACCCCGCCATCCTCTATTGGCGGCCTATTAACGACGAAAAGCTGCCCGACAGCAAGACTTGCTACGAGCGGGCCGGGCTGGACGGCAAAGTAGCCCACACCGCCGTGGAAGATGCCCTGGCGGTTGTGCGGCTGGTTCGACTGGGCATCAAACGACTGAAAGGAACGTGAATGAACAGCGACATCCGTGAGAGCCTCGGCCGTCTGAAGCAACTCCGCATCGCCGACCTGGCCGCGACCGACAACGAGTTGACCGTTCTGGTAACGGCCCTTCGCAAGGAGGTCGAGACGCAGACCGGCGTAGTCAACTCTGCCGATTCGACCGACCCGGCCTACAGTACCGCCGCCAGCGATCTCGTCGGCCTGCTGCAACTAACCCAGGCCGCCGTGGATGCTAAGACCGAACTGGGCAAGCTGGCGGCTGCCGCCAGCAAGGCCGTTGGGCGAGTGCTGAAGAAGGAACCAAAGTGAACCGCAAGCCCCGTCATTTCTAATTGGACAGGATAAGGCCCTTCAAGCCTGGGATGCGGGTTCGAGTCCCGCCGGGGCTACTGGAGAATGAATGATGCCCAGCACCGACATCGACGGCAGCGCGATTGTGATTCTCTCGACGGCCGAGGCACGCCGGGTCTACGAGCACCTGCGCGAAATCGCTGGTGGACCCGGCCTCGATGCCCTCGAACACAAGCTGGCCGCAAAGATCGCCCATGACCTGAGACTGCCGCCGCTGGAGTGACACCGATGCCACTGCCACTACTAACCAAGATTTGTCCCGATTGCGGAGCAACGTTCCGCACGATCCGCACGGCCCAGGGCAGCCATCGCTACTGTTGGCAGTGTCGAAGGAAGCATTGGAAGCTGATCCACAGCAACGGCGACCTGACGCCGCGCCCGTGCTTTCGCCCGCCTGCGCGACCGGATGAACGAGGAACGATCCAGTGAGCCGCACGAAGAAGGGTGCCAAGGGGCCGGGCTACGAATACTGGTCCCGTCGGCCAACGAAGGGCTGCGTCGATCCGGGCAAGAAGAACAAGACCGTCACTCATCGGCTGGAGCGGGCTGCCGCCAAACGCGAACTCGCCAAGGAGAAATGAACGCCGTGACTGAGTGGGAAGAAAAGTGGAATTCTCTAACGCCGCAACAGAAGCAGGCCGTAGTCATCTGCCACCGGGCCGCCAGGCAGATTCAGCAAATGCGGAAGGATGCCCAGACGATGATGGCGGAACTGGAGGAGATTGGCCGCTGCCTGGACCAGGGGCAACGTTCCCGCGAGGTCGCCGAGACCCTAGCCCGTCGCTTCAACGAGCTATATGCCGCAATCCAGGCCCTCGGTGATGAACATGCACACGAAGAGGATTTCTTCCGGTATGCCGACCGCTACGGAGAGGAACTGGGGCTGTGGGGACCGCTGCCATGAGAAGCTACCGACTCATACGAATGGTGAACCGATGAAAGCAAACCTGCAACGCCTGATTGCCTACTTGACCGGCACGCTGGCCCTGTTGGTCGTCGCGGCATCCGCCGCCTCGGCTCTGACCTACGCCGCGATGCACCGCTCGGAAACCCTCTTGAACCTCGCCACGTCCACGCTTTCGGGCATCGGCATGGCCGTGGGCGGGTGTCTGGGCAGTGCCTTGATCCTCCGCTTCAAGGCCGCACGCCGGTTCATAAAGGGCGTCGTCCATGACATCAACGAGAAGCACGGCTGATGTCCCAATCCCGACAAGGATTACACCTACGTGAAAGACGCCGCACCATGACTCGTCCCGACCTGCTCAGCCGCCTGACTACCGCTGCCGCCCTGATTGCCTCGGCCGTGGCCCTGGGTGTCTGGCTGACCCTCGCGCCGCTGACTGCCGCTCCGCCGGTCAAGATCGCCCCCGAGCCGATTCTGGCACCGACGCCGACCCCGCCCACAGTCACGCCGACCACCATCGAGGTGCCCGTGGAAGTGGAGATCGCGGCCCCAATCGCCGCGGTGCCCGAGCCGCTGGCCGCCAAGGTGGTAGAACCACGAACCGAGCCGCGCCCCGCCTGTCAGCCTTGCCGCCGGGGACTGTTCCGCCGCCGCTAAGACCGCATGAACGCCGAGACCAAACGACTCTTCACCGAGTACCTTCTCGAAGCCAGCGACCCGGTGGCCGCTGCCGTGCTCACGTTGGCCGACATGCTCAGCCGACCGACACCGGGGCCGATCATCATTGAACCGGACGACCGGCAAGCGCTCGGAGTGAAAGAGGCGGCCGAGCTACTGCACACAAGCAGCAAGAGGGTCTACCAAATGTGCCTGGCCGGCCATCTCCGTTGCGTGCGGGTCGGCGGGCGCGTCCGCATCCCTGTCGAGGAAATCGAGCGGCATGAGGCTCGCCGACGAATTTCGTAATCCAGCAACGTTTCGAGCGCATCGACCAACTAGCATCTCGACCATGACACCATCGGAATCGAACACCGCCGTCGCCCCTGGCATCCTGGAAGAAATCCGTCAAATCAAGGAGCAGAATTTGGAAATCCTGCGCCTGATGCGCGTAGCCAGGGACCGGCGATGGTACAACTTGCAAGACGCTGGAGAACGGCTCAACCGCGCCGCATGGACGCTGCGGCAGTTGTGCAGCCACGGCAAGATTCGAGCCGAAAAGGGCGAGGACAGCCAGTGGCGCATTGCGGCCGATGAACTGACGCGGCTTGAACAAGAGGGCGTGCCCAGACTCCCGCCGCGATCAGCCAAATAGCTTCTGCATGGCCCGCTTCGTCTGCTCCGGGTAGAGATGCCGGTATCTCTTCTTCATTTCCTCGGTCTCGTGGCCCATCCATCGGCTAATCGTGTGCTCCGGCACCGCCTTCATCGCACAGAGCGAAGCGAAGGAGTGCCGCAGCACATGGTAGCCTCGAAGCACCGCCCACTTGCTACCGGCGATCGTCGCCTGGAAGGTGCGATCGGCTTCATCGGGCGTTAGGGGAACATTCGCCTCCGCGCAGATCGTGTACTTGCCGCCGGGGTGTCCCTCCTTGAACCACTTCCGCATGATCGTCTGAAGGTCGTCGTGGAAATCGACCGTTCGGAAGGTCACTTTTCCTCGCTCTCGCTTCTTCTCGCGGAGCAGCACCATCGGCCGCTGAAAGTCGAAATCCGCGCACTCCGACCGCATGATCTCAGATCGGCGCGCGCCGGTATAGGCTGCGATTGCCAACGCCGGGTGAATCCAAGGGGCCTTGCCATTCTTTTCGACGTAGGTGAGGAAGGCCAAAATCTCTTTGCCTCGCAAGAACAGGCAGTCCCACAGGTCGCTGACTTCCGCATCAGTCAAGCCGCCGGCCTTGACCTTGGCTTCGATTTCCTCCCAGGTCTGGAAGGGTGGCTTCTCGGCCGACTTTGGCAGCTTGATGGCTTTGCGGTCATAGTCCGTGCTGACCCAGTTGTTTGCCTTGGCAAACCGCCACAACTGACCGAACGTGACCAGTTCCTTCCGAATCGTGCCGGACTTGATCTTGCGGCCCCGGATGCCGCTTTCGTCGCTCCGTTCGACGACATACTTCTGCAATGCCGGCACCCCGATTGCCCGGATCGGCGTCGTGCCCTTGAGCAGTCGTTGGAAGTGCCCCAGGTGGATTCTCTCCGTGAGCAAGGAGTTCGCTTCCTTGGCCCCCGAGGGGATGGCTGCGAAGTAGGCGTCGATCACTTCCTTGAGCGTCTTTCGCACCATCTTCGGTGCCTTCTCCGTCACCTTCCCGCCGTTAATCAGGAACTCGGCGATGTCATCCGTTTCGTCTGGGATGACTAGCCTTCCCCTCTTGAGAAGGGAAATCGTTTCTTCGACGGTGCCCAGGGTGCGCCGGGCGGCGTCCTCATCCGTCGTGTCGCAGGAACGGAAATACTGCTTCTTGTCGAAGTAGATTCGGATGCGCCAGTTGCCGGAGGCCGGGTCTTGTTCGATGGAGGCCATATCAAGTCCTATCAAGTCGGTGCGGGCTCGGCAGAGCAGCAAGTGGACGTAGATGGGGCAGGCGAGCGAGACGACTGGCTGGCTGCTACACGGCCTCCCTGCGAAGCTGCAACGACCCTTCGGAATCGCCGCAACGCCTTACTACAACTATACAATACAGCTTGATAGAAACTTGCTATATTTGCAAGGCGCAAGAAAAAGGACTCACGCCGAATCGACGTAAGTCCTTATGTAGCAAGGTGCGGGAAACAGGACTTGAACCTGCACGGCCTTGCGGCCACTAGGCCCTCAAGAGGAGCGTCTACTTTTCACAACTCCTTGTGGATAAATCTATTGCGTTACGTGGCTTGTACTTACGTTCTTTGGCACTCCCGTTCAGTCCCCCTCAAAACGCCTCATTCTGACTTCATGTGTTGGACATTTGTTGGGCGCAAATCGCGCTAGGATATATGCCTGGCGCGTGTCTCAAACCCCTGCTAATCCTAGTCTTACAGCCTAATAGGGCAAATCGGCCGTGTGCGGCGGGCGCTAGGTCTGTGACCTAGTTGACTCGACGATTTCCCGAACAAGATTGTTGGGCGCGCTTTCGATGGCTCGCGCTAGGTCTTCGACCTAGTTGGCTCTCACGCCGCGCCCAACAGACGTCCAACATCGAGCACGGCAACCTAGCCGGTACGAGCCTCGGTCCCGGCCCGTTGTTGGGCGCCCTCGACTCTCTTCAAGATACCGGCTCCCGGCGGGGAGTCAACCAACGTCCCCACGACTCTCTTGGGATGGCGCTATCCCTCTCCTTCGCTCGCATTAAGACGAGTCGACGCCGGCGCGACCGTCATAAGCAGCGCCGACGGCAAGTGAAACTGGGAAATATAGCGAAACAGGCGAAGCTGTGCGCCAGATTCGTTTCGCCGTCCGGTCCTACCTCTCTAAGCGACAAAAACCCGGAACCCTACGCAGCTTCGGGTGTCTGTTCGCCCGCTTTGACGGCCTCGCACAGTCCGAGGAAGCCATGCAGCGGCTCAGTAGATTTTTCCTCAAAAGAATTGAACTGATGCCCGCTGGCAGGCAAACCGTAGCGCATGTTTTCATGGCGAGGATCAGGGAAAGTATGCGGGGCAGGTAGCCACGCCCCTACCTCGTGCCATCACCGAGTCGCGTCTGGAGATGAGGATTTTATGGAAAAGCCGACCAATCTGGACCAGCCCGCAAAAGAGGAAAGCAACGAAGCCCTGCTCAACCGATGGCACCAGCACCAGGACCACGAGGCGTTTCAAGTGCTCCATGATCGGCTCGTCCCTGGCCTGCGACGATTCCTCCGCCGGCAGATCGAAACGAAGTTCGAAGGACGGGGCGTAACCACCGACGCTGTTCAGGACATCCTGCAAAACGTTTTCAAGTCAGTGATGCGCTGCCGCGCGCCGGTCAGGTCGGTTAACGGCCTGCTCCACAAGGCGGCCAAGAGGTATCTCCTCAAGCACGTCGAAAAGGCTACGGCCCAAATGCGAGACCACCACAGGACGATCTCCTGGGACAGCGACTGCGGACCGAGCGGCGATTACGACGGCGACGGCCACGACATCGGCTGCAACAGCCTTGAAGACCCAAAATGTGCGCCGGCCCGGCAGCAAGCCTGCATCGAGGCGGAGGAGTATGTCGAAAGACTGCCGCCGCCCGAGGCCGAGGCCCTGCGACTGGTAGACCTGAAAGAGTACACGATACCGGCGGCGGCCAAGGCCCTGAACCTGTCAGAAAGCACCACCTGGTCGCGGGTCCGCAGTGCCCGGCGGCGGCTCAAGGGAATGGCAATCGCTGATGATCTGGCCGGTCGCAGCGAATTGTCGTCTGGCAATCGACGAGGAGCCCCTGAGCCGCCACAAAGAAGGGACGCTTGCGGTATCCCCTCCATCCAACCCCGACCGCTCTTGGCTTTACCGCGAGGAGGATGGCCGACTCCTACGTCTGAGAGTGCCCGAAGCCGCAAGGAGCCGATACCCGGCGTCAAACGTGCTTCAGGCGGCGTGAGATGACCCGAGTCGTCAACCTCCACCACGAAGAATACGACGTGCTGATCGCCCGGCCGTCGAAGTGGGGAAACCCGTTCCTGATCGGCCGGGATAGGGACCGCGAGCTGGTCATAAAGCTATACGAGATTCACCTCCGCCGATGCCCCGATCTCTTGGCCGCCTTGCCCGAACTGGCCGGGAAGCGGCTGGGCTGCCACTGCAAGCCCGAGGCGTGCCACGGCGACGTGCTGGTGAAGCTGCTCCGTGAACTGAACTTGGACTGATTGCATTGGACCGCTACGGCGGTCAAGGCTTTGGCCTACCACTGTCACACCTTCAGGGCACACTACTATGAAATCGCAGACGCTCTTCTCCGGCAAATGGGTCCAGACGAATCCGCTGGCGATCACTGAACCGACGAAGCCCACACTCCGCCGCTCGCAGGCCCGAGCCTTCGCCGCCATGAAAGATAAGGAGCGCGTCGTGCTCCAAGCGCCAACCGGTTGGGGCAAGAGCCTGATAATTGCATCCCTTGTACTCTACAAACTGCTCCGAAACCCGAGCCTGCGGTGCATCATCGCCGTGCCGCAAACTCTGATCGCTCGCGGGTTCGCCCGCGACTGGAAGCTACGGATCGCCGGGCGGCTGGTCGATTGGATCGTCCAGCACAACCTCTGCCACAAACAGGCGGCCGGAACCGTCGCCGGCTTGATCCGCTTCCTCCAAGGCGGGCACAAGTCGCTCGGCGATCGCGTCCTCGTTTGCACTCACGCCACGCTGGCTCATGCGTATAAACGGCTCAAAGAACGCCGCCAGCTCGGGCTGCTGAAGGACCTGGTGCTCTGGATCGACGAGGGCCACCACGTCAAGAATGCCCAGATCGCGGAGGGCAACGGCACCGTAAGCAACTCCCTTGGGGCGCTGGCGACCTATTGCCTGACGCATGGCAACCACGTCGGCCTGGCGACCGCGACCTACATGCGAGGCGACGCACGCCACATCCTGCCAGACAAAATGCTGGCCACGTTCACCCACGTCAAAATACCCTACGATCTCTATTTCGAGGAAGTCCAGCCGGTCGAATCTTTCGAGTTCAACATCATCGCCGGGGACACGCTCAAGGCGTTGGACTCGATTTTCGCCAAGCCGCGCCCGACGATCCTTTACCTGGCCAAGCGCAACAGCCGCTACGCCGGGCGGTGCAAGTACGTGGAAGTCAAGCAGGTCGTCCGCCGAATCAGCAAGCGGCTCAACGCGCGCATCCGCCGTCAGGGCGAATTGATCCTGGTCGGCGACCTGAAGGTGCTCGATCTGGTCACGGAGAAGGGACGGGACGCCCGAAAAGCCTATCTGGACGACGGCGGCAACGTGGACATCATCATCGCACTGGACACCTGCAAGGAGGGCTTCGACTGGCCCGAGGCCGAACGCTCGATCATCCTCGGCGAGCGCCATTCCATCCCGGAATTGATCCAGATGATCGGCCGGCTTTTCCGGCGGGCCGAGGGCAAGACGCACGCCGAGGTTTATCAAATCCTGCCGGCGGCCGTTCCCAACAGCAAGCGGTTCAAGGACCAGCGCAACGCGATCCTCACGGTGGTTTTTTCGGCCATGCTACTGGAAGACGTGTTCCTGCCGATCCCGCTATCCAGCGTCCCGAAGAAAAGCAAACGTGACCGCACTGACCGTCTGATCGAAACTGTCACGGACACCGAAACCTGGCAATCGCTCTCCCGCGATTTCCTCGTCGCCGCCAACGGCCGGGACTATGACCAATCGTGGCGATTGGCCCCATCCGTCCTGGCCGAGTACGACATTCCGAACGCGGAGTGGGAGCAGGTCTGGCGAAAACTCTGGCGGCAGCACGCCCTTGTCACCCGGAAGCTGAAGGGGCTTCGCCTTGATGTCCCCTTCGAGGTCTTGAAGAAGACCGATCTGAGCGAGGGACTGCTGACGCTGGCATCGGGCCTTTGCGGAACCATGACCTTCCAGGAGTTGCGGAAGGTGATCAGCCGCGAGGATCACACGTTGGAAGAGTGCGTGTTGATGGCGGAAGAGTTGGCCGCTCGAAACGCGAGAGGGGAGCTAGCTGCATGAAAAAAGTCTTGGGGAAAGTTCCCAGCCCTGCCTGGCTCATTCGGAATGGATACGGCTGCCTCCGCAAAATGATGTGGAAGCACCCCGAAGCGTTCGCGCATCTGCAACAAGACATCAAGCCACGCGGAGAATCCATTACGGCGCACGTCCGCACGGCAGAACGCTTGATGAAGAAACACGGAAAGCTGCCGCACTACACTTGGCTCAAAGCCCACGGCCATTGCGATCTCGTTGGTGCGATGCAACGGCGTCCTGATGCGTTCTCCCATATTCACCAGGAGACCCGGCGAAGGAGCATTGCCAAGCACGTCGAAGCCGCTGAACGATTGGCACAGAGGTACGGCGCTTTGCCCCATACATCTTGGCTGAGGGCACACGGTCAAGACGCACTTATCCACGCACTGTACAGGGAGCCATCAGCGTTCGCCCATATTCGGCGCGCCAAAGGTATCAAGACCCTTGTGGAGCATGTTCGGGCTGCAAAGCAACTTGCAAGGAAATATGGCGAATTGCCGCACTGCTTCTGGCTGCTCAAGCATGGACATGGTGATCTATACAACATGATGCGCAAGTACCCGGCAGCTTTTGCGAAAATCAAGCAAGCAACAAAGAAGGGAAAGTCGCGTGCCGAGCATATTGAAGAGGCCGAACGTCTCGAAAAGAAGCACGGACGATTGCCGCATCGCACTTGGCTTCGTATACACGGCCACGCCGCACTGGCCCGCTGCATCGCCCATAACCCAGAGGAGTTTTCTCACATCAAGCAGGACTACAAAGGAGGAAAAGGAATTGCGGCGCACGTCAAGGAAGCCGAGACACTAGCGAAAAGGTACGGGCAGCTTCCCACCTGCTCCTGGCTTATCAAGCATGGCTACGCCGCACTGATCCAAGCACGAAACAGACGCCCCGACGCCTTCGCCCACATTGCACAACGACGCGAGTTCCAAACTAGGCTGGACCGACACGTCCAGGATGCTCGCGGCCTGGTCAAACAATACGGAAAGCTACCGGGCGCACGATGGTTGCAAACGCACGGATACGGGAGCCTGTATTCGGCCATACGGAAATACCCCGAACGATTCGGTGTCTTTCCGCGAAAGAATAAGAGCCGTCGCCGCACGCCTCGGAAATGGTTAGCGGAAGCGGAAAAGCTGGTGAAACAGCACGGCAAACTACCGAGACCATACTGGCTCCAGACGCACGGGTATTGGGGCCTCTACGCTGCAATGCGAAAGCATCCCAAACTCTTTGCGCACTTGAAGCCATGAAAACCTGGTCCTGCCCGAAGAAGCAAGCCGCACGCATCGAGACGATCTTGGCTAACGGCCCTGTCGCCAACCAGTATTGGTCGATGGCCGGACTCTCGACGAGCCAGGGCTGCGAGGTGGACCAGATACTCAAAGCCGGCTTCATCCGGCCCGAGCAATTCCACGGCGTCGAGATCAACCGCGACATCCACGACGCCAACGTGGCGGCCTGGCCGAACCTAGCCTGGCACCACGGCGACTTCTTCCAGGTGATGCGCGGATGCGAAGGCTTCAACCCGAGCCTAGTCAACGCCGACCTGCTCCAGACAGTGGACACGGCCGCGGACTACATCGCCCGCGTCCTCCACCTTCTTGAGCCATTTGCCGCCGTGCTCATCGCCAACTTTATCATGGAGCACCGGGGTTACCGCTGCGATCCCGACCACGTTCTCCGACGCTTGGGCCAATGTCAACAGTTTCGGCACGCGATGCGGAGCGGCTGGGGTTACGACGGCCGTTGCTACCTGTATGATGGGACCGGGCACCGCTCGCGGACGGTCATGGGGACGTTCGTGTTCCGCAATCGCCGGCAGAACTGCGCCGCGTAATCACGTGTCTGCCGCTGGACTAAGATTCCATGAACCGCTGCAACTCCCTCCCGCCACTGGACGACTGGAAGGACGGCAAGCCCGATGGCTGGGACTACGACGCCGTGTTGAAGGAGAACGGCGTCACCGTCGAGTGGTGCGACGAATTGGTGGACGGCAACGGCAACAAGCATCGAGCATGTGAGTTCGCTGGCTGGGGCTTTCACTGGAAGCACGGGGCCATCCATATCGGCCCTACGAGCGAGATCATCGCCCGCAAGGCCGCCGCCTTGTTCGCAAGCCTCTGGCTGCGGGGCGTGTCGGCGAGCTTCTGCGACAAGATCATGTCGGGCATGATCTGATTCTGGGAATCACAGGAGCGGCCTGTAACCTGTCGCCGGTAGAGTTGGCCAAGCTATTCCACGAGACCTACGAGCGACTGGCCCCGAGCTTCGGCTACCAAACTCGGCCCGAGACCCGTGAGTTCCGGCCCGACACGCCCAACGACCGGTTGATGATCGCGGTCGCGGCGGAATTCCTCGAACACACGTTGACGGTCGGCTAATGGTCGAGAACACGAGTCTGCGTCAAGAAGCGAGGCGGACTGGTTCTCTGTGCTGTGCTCGCCACCAAGACGCTCTTGTTGGGGTTTGACCGATCCTTGACTATAGCTACATACTTACCGCAACGGCGCAGGCATTCAACCGCTTCAATCGCTTGGTCCTCCGAGAGGCCGCGATAGCGAAGGTCCCTCTTCCATCCAGCAAAGTCGATCTCGAATGAGTCGGGATTTGGCATGAGGCTATGGAACGTGGATGGTTTGATTCCTCGCGGGATAAACAGGGCGCACAAGCGGTTGCCGGGAAAGTCGTCGAGGCTGTAAACGGGCCCAAGAGCGAGAATCTCATTCCCTTTCGATTGGACGACCCATGTCTGCGAGGTGTCAAACGAGAAATAGTCCCAAGCAGCAAGTGGGCTCTGTCCAAATGGCCGAGGGGCACTGAATCGTGTGGTCCAACCGTCCATGGAAGGGAGGTGCTTGACCTTGGTGATGTACTCCTTCATTTCCCACACGATCGCAACCTTCACCTCTCGCCGTTCCGGAACGTCAAGCGTGAGCGGCGTCTTGCCCTGCGACTTCAGATTCCCCGACTCATCTGTCTGTCTCGGCTGCTCAGGCGTTTCCACGTAGACGTCTGCGCCGGCCGGCACTGAGTCCACGTAGAGTTTCGCAGTGTTAGTGAATGTCCTGTGCAACTCCGGCCCAGAGGTCTCGGCGTTCGACGTGTTCGACGGGGCCGGAATAGGATGGCCTTGCGACACTGAATGTGCCGTCTGCCCTTCCGGCGGTTTCTTGCTTTCCGGTTGACATCCGGTCAGAAGCACACACTGTGACAGAATACCACAGAGATAGACCGCAACGTAACACATCGGGCAGCTACCCTTGATGACCTGGGACATTGCCCACCTCCCGTCCTGTCGGTATGAGCTGTCAAGCGGCGCGCACAAAGTTGGAATAAGTCTGCGAGCCGAACCTTGGCCGCCTCGTCCACGATTACAGGCTGGCACCGTGAACGGAGTAATTCGTCAGCTCCATTGTGTACGTTGCTCGGCCATCGTGGTCGACTTGCTGTTCCTTGATCAAGCCAACATCTCGCGCATAATACGAGACCGTTGACCAGCGCGTCGCATCCTCTCTGTGCGCTTTCGTGTTCTTGATCGGTTCCTTGCCGAAGTTGGTGATCATTCTGATACAATGGCGCCACTGTCCGGCCGGAACCCGGATCTCTTCGGATGTATGTTCTGCCTCAACTCGCGACCACCCGGTCCAGAGTGTAGCGTGCTTGCCGCTGGGGCGGGAGGTGTTCGTTTCTATGAGGAGGTAGTCCACTCGTTCGAGCGGTCCATCTCCGTAGGGCGGCCAACGGCTCATTACGATGACTTCATCGATCACGATCAAGTCGGGGCGTGGCCTCTTTATCATGGGGCCCCATGATATACGCTGGACGGAGCTTCCCATGAAGTTGCCTGCATATCTTCCGTCTCTTGCCATATCGCTCGTCACGGTCACGTCCCACCGCCCGTCAGACGATCTTTTGCCAACAAGATATGTCTCTTCTGTGACGCCTGATTCAAAATGGTTGCCACCGACCGAAATGACGAGATCTCCCTTCTCCTTCGGAGCGGGAAACATGGACCAAAGACGCGGCTGGCCACCTGGCAGAATGGTTTTCCGATAAGTCCAACGGTTGCCTTCAGCCAAAGGTAGGTAGGTCCCGCGGCCGGCCGATAGAGGATCTGTCGCGGGGTACGCGCGGTCCAGTTTGGGCCGAGTCAAAGGCACGGTATCACTAGCGGATACCTTGCCCAAAGAAGACCGCGATCTGCCGTCCGCGTCTGTTCCGTTTCGGTCCTCGGGTTGCCGGGCGCAGCCGGTGAGGTTCGCAAAGGCTAGAGCAACCGCCACGAATACGATAACATTCGCCTTCGAAATGCTGCTTGGCCGACTCATGTGAATTCACCTCGCCAACAACGACGGCATTGTCTTGGAGCAAAACGGGCCGGTGATTCTGTAGACGGTCCAACCTATTTCGTAGAACCCTCGACCCGCAAAGCTTGGCCCTCCTTCACCACGTTAACGACCGCTTTCGGCTGACGCTTTGCAGTAAACCAACCCCAGGACGTACCGATATCCGCACCTTGGTGCTTCTCGTGCTTCCACGGCTGATCGAACGCTTCAAAGACTGCGAACCGATGGCCGGACTTGAGCGCAAGCTCCCAGAACTCGCGTTGTTTGTCTTCGTTGTGGTGGGCCAGACCGTGCGAAGGCCAACCGGTCTCGTGGACCAGGATGGGCAACTTAGTACGCTGCGCAAGCTTATTGAAGGTGGCGTGCATCCATTGAACGGCTTTCTTCGGATCGGAGTAATTGTGAAAGACGGGATGCACGTTAGGGTACACCCAGTCCATCTCTTTTTCGTCCGTAAGAATATCGTTGCCGTAGCTGTCAATAACTTCGCTCGTGCTTATCGGGAGTCCCGTAGCTGCGCGCATGTCACGCACCGCGGCCACCAAGCGGGAGGACGAGTAGCGTGAGAAGAAGAGCCCCTCGTTACCCATGCACACGGCGTCAATCAGCCCATCGGCAGCCAAACGCCGTGCAACTGGCACCTCGTCGGAATCCCCGTCGATTGACCATACCCCCAGAATCACGCCGGAGAAACCCAGTCTTCGTGCTATCTCGGGGACCTTATCGCCACCGAAGCGTGGCGAGCACCCGTATGTGCAAATCCCCGACTGCTGCGGTGGGAAGCCGTGCGCAGCCAGTGCCTTCAGGTCGGCCTCGATGTCCTCTGGCAAGACAGCCTGGCCAGCGTCTGGGTTGAACGTGCTGGGGCTGTAGTCAATCCATCGCAGGGTGGCAAGTTTCCGATGGAACCGCTCGCGGTTGGCCGCAAAACTCCCGGGCGGGCGCGGGGCTTTCGCTGCCGGAGGGGCCAATCGCACGAAATAGATTTCGTCGAGGTCCCATTGCAGGGGCGTCTTGCCCGCGCCGCCGTTCCGATCGCGCTCAAGGAAACACGCAAACGCCTGGACCACTCCGCTCAAGTCCTTTCCCGTCAGGTCGACCTCGTACCCGGTCCAGTCAGGGGCAAGCTGGACCCATTCCGGCTTTGAGGTGATCGCCTCGCGAACCGAGTCACCGTTGCCGCCTCCAGCGATGAACTTGACCCACGCCCGATCCTTCGACCTAGCCCAGAAACGGAGCACAATCCGATCGCCCGGACGGGCCTGAAGCTTGGCGAACAGGTCTAACTTGCGATTTGGATTCCACTGACCATCAAGCTCCCACCCAATGCCGGCCCAAGAGTTCTCTTGAGGGCGGTATTGCGAACGGACGCAATACTTCCCCGCGTGCGGGCCATCCTGGCAACGGACCTCTTGTGCTAGCCCACGCCCGTCCGGCATCCAGCCGGAGGGAATAAAGTCGGCGGGCTTGTCGGCGTATACATAGTAGGGAGGGCCGGCTTCCGTGGCGGCATCCGATTGGGCACTTCGGTTCCTGTGGGAACCTGCCTCATGGTTCGTACCACGCGGCTCGATCCCGGGCACCTGTTGCGCCGGGGCACCGCCCGCACCCAGAAGCACGATGAGGGCCGCGCCGAGATGACGAAGCGCGTGGCGGCGGCTTAAGGCCAAAACGACCGGTCCCTTTCTATCCGAGACAAGCATGGGGAACCTCCCTTCCGACGCGATGAAGTAACAACGATTTGTACTTTCTTGTCAGTCTGCAAACCACGCCCCGCGGCCCACGGCCATCCGGGCGGTGCTAGTCTTCGCGAGGCATCGGCGCCGGAGGAGCGAGAACAGGCATTGGTGCCGGAGGAGTGCGAATGGGGGGCCCGAGCCGAATCGCCTTTCGGTCCAACGGCACCGGCGGCCGGTTGCGCGCCCGCACAACGTAAATGTCGTCGAGGTCCCACTCCACCACCAGCCGGTTCAGGGTTTCACGGAACTCTGCGTCTGCCTCTTGGCAACTTCGCTCCTTCGGCCTCCGAAAGAGAGCTTCAATTTCCGGAGCGTTGAACGAGGCGGCCGTGGAGGCAAACAGTTGCACGACATGCGAGAGATCCGCGTCGGACAAGTCGATCTGAAAGCGCTCCCACTGGGCCGAGAGTTCCACGTCGCGCGCTGGCAAACGCATCGAATCCTCCTTCCCATCCAGCAAAGGAAGCTTCTCCATACGCTCCGCAAACGGGCAGAGTTTGAAACGGATGGAATCGCCGTTGCCCCCGCCGGCACAGAACTCGATGCGAGCCCCCTGTTTGGAGCGCGCCCAAAAGCGCAAGACGATTGGGTCGCCTTGATGGGCTCGGAGCTTTTCGTAGAGGTTGAACTCTCGCTTGGGGAACCAGGCTCCGTCCAGGAGCCAAGCGATCCCCGCCCAAGGGTTGTCAGCAGCCCGATAAGCCGTCCGAACACAATACTTGCCGCTGTGCGGGCTATCTTCACAATGAACGTTCTGGGCTAGCCCCCGGCCGTCGGGCATCCAGCCGCTGGGGACAAACCCGGCCCTATGTCCTTCGTCGTAAAGCACAAGACGCGGCCCGACTTCATCGTCAAGATGCACCGCGTACACCCACCCTTGCACCTGGCGCCGGCCTTGGGCCACGGTCACCAGCACCCAGTCGTCCTTGACATCCTCGGCAACCAACTCCGCGCCGGCGGCCAAGGTCGCGAGCGTGCGGTCTCCATCGCGCACGGGCGTCTCGGGATACATCGTGACGAAATGGTCCCCTTTCTGCCACACGACCCCTTTCTTCCATACGGCGCCCGCGAGCTGCGCGCGGCACGTGCTGGCTAGCAGAGAAAGAACGGCCACGAGGGCCACAGGCAGAAGCTGGGGTCGACGCAACATGGGGTTTGGCCTCCTAATAGTTCGGCGTGACGCATCGTCTCCCCAGCCGAGATAACGAGATAACGAAGCGCCTGATGACGGGCCCATTCTTGGCCGAAGCAACCATAGAGTTGGTATTCCCGTCCTGACACCCGGTAGCGACAGGCTTTGTGATACCGGTGCAGCGTCTGCGGCCTGCGCCGCCGCCAAATCCCACAAGGCGGCCAACCCTATTCGTCGCGAAGCGTCCCTTCATTGACGGTGTCGCGAGGCCGGGCCTTGACTTTCGTGAAATAAATATCGTCCGTGCAGAACTCGGGCCGTTCAAGCCTTGGGTTGTTGTCGATGTTGATGACCCACATGAACCCCGCCCGAAGCCCAGATAAGTCCTGGCCTGTGAGGTCAAGCGTGTACTTCCGCCAGTCCTTCGTGAGATGAACCCATTGGGAGGCGACAGGAAACTGAACTGAGTCTTCATCGATGCCTCCCACTTTGAACTGCACAGTGGCGCCGTTCGGGGATCGCGCCCAGAAGCGGAGCACAATCGGATCCCCCTTCTTCGCTCCGCCCAGCTTTTCAAACACGTCGATCTTCAGCACCGGCGTCCATTTGCCGCCCGGAAGGAAGGCGATCCCCATCCACGCGTCCTGACGCAGGTCACAAACGACGCGGTAGCAATACTTGCCGCGGTGTGGCTCGGTTTCGCAAACCTGAGACTGCGACACCCGGATGTCACCACCAGGCATGTAACCACCCGGCGAAAAATGGTGAATCTTATCATCGAAGACGTAGTAAGGCTGGCCAACCTCATCATCTGCCTGCGTTTCCGCCTTGCCGCCACCTCCGTCGCGGAGAGGCGGCGCACTCGGGACGTACTGCGCTCGCAATTGGGGTGCCAGCACCAGGAGTACCAAGACTGCCATGGAAGAGCCTGTGACGTAACGCATCTCTTTCCTCCTTTTCGAAAAAATGAGTGGTAGGGTGTTGTCCAATGGAACTTCATGCCGTTCCCGGCGCGGTCTTCGATTGCGCACGGTCGCCCAACACACGGATGTAGGCGTTCCTGATTCGCAACGTGACTGGAGCACCGCGAGACAGACCTGTGACCGTGACTGTTAGGCCTTCATGCCAACGACTAGAGCCGACCAAATCAACTGGGATTACCACGGTAGTCCACTGCGTGCTAACCGGCTGTGGCGGGAGGCTCGTTTGCACGACATCGGTGCCGCCCGTGGCGAACTGAACCGTTGGCAGCGGGCCAGATCCGGTGAAGTCCGCCTTCGTCTCAAAATACACTTCGATCTTCTTATCACTCCCGAATACCTCCGAAAGCAACTCTAATCCGTTGTGGCGAACCAGCGACGCGGAGGAAGTCGGGGACTCCGTGGCCGTGAAAGTCATCACGATTTCCTCTGCGGTCTGGCCTGACGAGATGGAAGCCCCGCGCAGGTGGTCCGCTTCGGGAAAACACTGGCGGAAAGAAATGGGAGCCAATGACCCAACGAAACGACGCGACTCGGTCGACTCGACCGCCCCAGTACGAGAGTTCACAACGGCGAAACGGACTTCGCCAGACCCAAGATTGCTCGCATCAGGTTCTACCCTCACGACCAGACGAGCGTTCGCGCCCGCATTGCTGTCATGTGGCACATTGAGAAGGTCCCGCAGGCGCCGTGCCGCTAGTTCAGCGTAAAGATACGCAGCTATTTGTCTGCTATCTTGTGCGCGTTCCGCAGGATACTGGTCGCCGTTGACCGGGAGCACAGGCCCGTCGGATGCGCCTTTCCCGTGCAGAAGTTCGATCCCGTAGAGAGCCACCACCTCTTCAAATCGAAGGTCGCTTTGCCCCGTGGCAACAGCATATCGGATTCGATCGGCTGATTTCATCTCTTCCTGTGCGATTGCACCAGAGGCCAAGAGATACCGAGCGTAAGGCCCGCCCACCGACGCTGCGTCAAGGCGGGACCGCTCGCGGCGTTGGATATCCTCGGCGAGAATCAGACGTGCGAGGAGTGCGGTGGGATTCTGGGCAGACTGGACGACTGCGGCACCGGGCGCTGGGGAACGGGGCCAGCCTGAGAATAGTGCGTAATATACGGGACCAATGGCAAGGAGAATCGCCACGTACGGGGCAAGGTTCCCCAGGAATGCCTTTTGTTTAGAACGCCGGTTGTCCGTTTGGCGATTTTCCCGGCGCATAATATCGTCAAGCCACTTCTTCGTATCCGGACTCTCATCAAAGGCTTCTGGCGGCGCGATGGCACCAGTTGCCTGCAAGTCTTCAATCAACTTCTTTATGTCCATCTGTCGCTCTCCTCATGCCGGTTGGGGCTCTTCACGCGAGGAACGTCCTCCTCCGCGTTCCGTATCCATGATGCGCGGAGCAGATACGACTTCAGGCGGCCCAGCAAACCGTAGAACTGTGTTCGACTCATTTCGTGTTTCTTGCAGGCTTCATCCACCCTGCTCCCATCCGCTACGTCCTGGAGAATGCCAAGCACTTTCTCAAAGTCGCGACGAAGAGGGAGGCAAGGTACGTGACGGAGCACTTGCTCGGTTAGGTCAGCAAGTTCCAACCGCGCAGCAACCGAATTCATCGGCCCTTCTACCTGGTCCTCAGGCCGTGGTTGCGTGTCGTCGTCGTCAGCGTCGACCTGCGGGTCGGGCAAGAGCAACTCACTTCGTCGCCGCGCGGTGTCAAAGATGAGCTGCCGGATTGTCCCGCGCAAGCCAGCAGAGACGACCCGGCGTTCGATCGCCCCCTCCCAGTCGTACCCGTGTGCCTTCTTGAGCAGAACCTCGTATGCCTGTTGCACGAAGTTCTCTGGGTCGGTATCGGGTGTCGGTCTGTCCAAGATGCTGAGTCTTCGGCGGGAGTAATTCCACAACCGGCCGTGCCCACCTCTGTTGGCAGCCTCTTTTTCCCCGTGAGCGATCTTGGCGATCTCGCCCTCCAAAGCCTCGCGCCGCTGCTGCAATTCGGCCATGATTTCCTGAAGTTGTGCCGAGGCCGGGTCGTGGCTAGGAGCGGCCGAGTCCGAAAGCAAGCGACGGATGAACCGCGCCAACGTCTCACGCACCAGGGCTCCCTCGCTGCCCGAGAGGTAGGTGGGCGGCAGCAAGCCGCGAGCGTGTTCTGTGAGGACGTTCCCCCAACGGCGATAGAGCCCAGCGGCCAAGTAGCGCAGAAGCCGAATCCGAACCTGCACAGCGACCTGCTCCCCCAACCAAACCCGCACCGCGGGCTCAGACTTGGCCCTGCCGCCCGTGGCGACGTGCTCGCACCAAGCAAGCACGGCCGCCCGCACCACAACTCCTGCTTGCCCGTCAAATCGAGTCCCAAGACCCGCACCGGCCACAGCTATCAGTTCAGGGTCGTCAGCCCAGCGCCGTAGAGCGCCCGAGACGAAGAAGTGCCAGTTGCACCGCTCGGCACTCTCCCGCACGCGGCGCCCCGCGCGCTCGCGTATCTTGCACGGTTGACGGGCCGCCGACGCAACTGCAGCACCGCACACACGGCCCATGACCGCCACTGCCAAGCTGGCGGCCATGGGCGCGATTCGCGGATGGAGCGACCTGCGCGCAATCACTTCCAACTCCTGGACGCAATCCCCGCACGGCTGACCCCGCCGGCCGGTGCCTGTTGGTGCGCTCGCCATGACATAACCCGTGTTACGCACGGCGGCGACGCGCATGCCCAGCCTGGTCGGGCTCTAGCTGGACCATTGGTGGGGCAGCGGGGAGCCCGCCCACGAGGATATATGTGTCAGCCGCCGTCCTTTGTGCTGAAAATCTTCAGAATTTCTCGTCCAGTCGCCACGATCTCTGCCGTCAATGGTTGCCATTGTACATGACGCTGGCCACGCGCACGAGAACGCCCCCGGTCGTGGGCGACCAGCGCGAAAAGCGGGATTTTCTGCGAACGTGATCGTCGCCCCGCCACATTACATCATTTAGACGCCGTGTGCGACACGGTCCGCTGGATCAGCTTCAGTCCCCAGGCGACGGAGGTGCGACATGACTATCCTTAAGTTCCTGCTGCGGCCGTTGTTGCGGCTTGCATTTCTAGCGGCGGTGATCGCCGCGATGGTGTGGGTGCTGGTAGGGCGCCCGATTACCCGCCGCGTAAACGACGCGGTTTCCAACGCTTTGCACCAGGCCACGGCGGGCGTTGCCTCACACGACCTAGCGGTCCTGCGGGACCGGCTCGACACTGCGGCGCGGCGCCTTGACGAGGCCAAGTCGCGTAGGGACCGAGTCGGGGCACTCCTCGAAAGCGCCCAGGCCGGGCGGGTGACCTTGAGGGAGGAAGTTGCCAAGTCCAAGGCGGTGCTGAAGGAGATCGCTGGTCTTCTAGGTTCGCCGAGTCCAGTGGTGATGGTGGCGGACAAGCCCTACAGCCGTGAGGTTCTCGAAAAGGATGCTATGCGGACTATGCGGCGGTATGAACAAGCCACCGGCCAACTGCGCGATCTCGATGGCCAGATAGCGGAACTCAAGGCAGCCCTCGCGCGCGTAGACCAGTACATCATTCGCTCCGAAGAGGTCTTGGCCTCGCGCGATAGTCTCGTATCGCGCCTGGAGGGACGCGCGGAATACCAACGCCTGCTGCGCGACGTGGGCGAACTGGTCAGCGGAGATGAGGGCAGCTTCGAGATGCGCCTGGAACGTGCCGCCGCAGTCGTTTCCCCTTTGGGCGCTGGCGGAGACGACCTTGACGGCGACGGCTCGCCAACTGCCACTGCGGGCCTGATTGCTGGCCATCTGCAAAGAGGAGAGAAGCCATGA